TGGGCCCCCGTTCCTCGATCTTCGACACTCCCCGCAGCAAATCGGATAGTTCCACTGCGGCGTCGACAAATCGCAGCTTATTCATAAGGTCCTTTAGCCTGACCAGCTTATCATACATGCCTTTGAAGGTGGTCGCGTAGCTCAGTTCCTTTTCCAATATTTGGTACTCACAATACCGCTCTATACTCATTTGCCCCTCGATGCTGTATGTCTTGCCGTTTGCTTCAAATACCCCTTTGTTAAAGTCGATGCGTTTCAGTTCTGCCATACCTTATTGCTTTTCCAGGTTAGTGATTATGCGGGCGCAAACCATTGCCACCAGGATTGCGCCGCAAATTGCTGTGATCATGCCGAAAAAATAGGCCGCCGGGTTTGATGTGTGATGTAGTGCAGGGTAAAGCAGGTATGCAGTACCAAACACCCCCGGTGCCACGCTCGGTATTACTTCCAGGAACATGTAAGACCATAGCGCAATCTGGCCGGCGATGCACTTTACACAACCCCAAATGGCCGGAAAAAACCATCGCTTTTCATACTTCTGGCCGATCATAAACCACCAATTTAGTACCGGCTCATGGGCTAATACTTGCCGATATACGGCTGCGGATACCCCGGCACAGACGGCCAGCAGCATCGTTTCCAGAAAAAAAGTAACCATTGCTTTGAGTTTAATTATTGAATTATGAACAGGTTTGAAGGTTCCAGTTGATGCCATTAAAGCACCGGGCCGGAACATAGTATTTACACGAAAAGTCAATGCCGAAAAACTCATAAGGCGGCCGCAGGTATTGCCGGTCTTCCTCCCTGTAAGTATACCGACCGAACAGGCCAGCATCCTGTGGTGGTATCCTGACCACTTCCACCTGCAGGCGTATGAACATGTCCACGTTTTCCGGGTTCTTACCGGCCAGCGTATCAACGATAGATGCCATCATGCGACCGGCCACCATTTTGTAGTGATCTCCCACCAGATTGGCCCGGTTCAGCCAGCATACAAGGCGAATGTTTGAATTGTAACCGGTCTGGCCGTGCAGCCTGGGTAGTACAGCAGTGCCCCAGTCTTCAAAATAGATCAGTGATTTACGGGACCCATCAGGTAGCATCGGGCTTTCCTTACCCACACATGAATCACCCAGAGCGTCCAAACTAACAGGGTAACGGTTGGGCGTTTTGGTCCCTTCCTCGCTTACATACTCGGTATGGATAGTCTGCACCAGGCCAGCCAGCAGGTCCACAAATGGTAGGGGTGCCAGCTTATCGCGCAGCACCCTCGCAAGTTCTCTCTGCATTTTAGTCCACTTTTATGGTCATGTAAAAAGTTGTTTATCAGTTCAATATAATTCCACTGGAAGACATGCGGGTAATTATAGCCTGAATTGGTCCAGTATATTGACGACCTCGCCGATAACCACATCGGTCAGTATTTTACGGTCTGCCTCGTCCAGTGCCTTGCCGATAAAGTCGCCATACCGGTCACGGTTCCAGTTCATTTTGTCCCGGGTTTCATTGTTTGTTGCACCCAGTACCGCCACTACTATGTCGCCGCGTTCTTCAATCTTAATAGGCTGCATGTTGGACCACATCATACCGGTATATGTCAGGTCCACATGGCCGACCTGTAGGCCCTGGGCTGCCCTGAACTCGCCCCAGTTAGTGCCCCAGTCTGCAGGGTAGAAGGTCACGCCATCCTGTACGTGGGTCTCTTTTTGGTCTTTCTTCTTTTTGGTCTGTAGCCATGCCGCGCCGGTTCCGTTCAACTCCTTACCGTCCAGAAACCAGGCAGGCACTTTGACCTGTGAATACGTACGACCGAACCCCTTGTCTTTGATCTTGCGTTCCGCCAGGGCCTTCGCCGATAGCGTCAGGGTCACAGCAATGTCTGGCAGCTTTGCGCGAACGGCTTCGCTGAGTTGCTTTAAACGTTCTTTGAGGTCCTTAGTACTTGCCATTGTTAGCTGTATATGCCCGCAAAAAAGGGCTGGTTAACTGTCTCGCGGCAAACATAACAGTTTGAAGCTGTTACGTCGATGACCGCGCCGACATAGGTAATGCGTGTTTCGTACTCTTTTTTGAAGTGGTTGCGCTTACCCCATAGATACTCCGACTTCATGGTCGTATAGCGGCTTACGTCTGTCTGCTTTTGCACGTCCTCAATCAATAGTTCGCCAGCCTTGTACCATACCGCATTGGACAGTGCCCGGGCAATGGCATCATTGTGGTTATACTCCCTGCACATCAGCTTTTCCTTGTCACAGGTCAGTTTCACGTCCAGGATAAGGCCGTGGCTGTACTCGTCGGTAGTGACCACATTCAGGGCACTCATGCTATCCACCTGTACACCGTTCACGGTCACGTATTCCACCAGGCCCCGCTGCGCGTTGCTGCTGCAGGTAGAACAATCGATTTTCGTATCCTTTGGCAGGAAGGCACCGCCGGCCTCGTCCCGATCATAGACTACCCAGTACTCGTATCGGGTTCCGTTTTCCAGGAAAAACAGTTTTTGCACGGGGTTCACCGGGATGGATGCGTATGCGTTGGGCTCGGTTGTTACCTCCCAGGCCCCTACCTCCTGCCCCATCACGCTGTCGTAAGGCACTTTGAAAAGCCGCACATTGAAGGTTTGCGCCTCGTTAATGATCACCATAATGCGGGAAAGTTCCATCACGGCATCTGATTCATCGCGCGGGCGTATGCGCACGCCTTGCCACCTTTTTGACACTCCCAGGGTCGTCGCAAAGGACATGCGGCCAATGGTGCCGATGTAGGTATTACGGCTTTGCTCATAGGTGTTATTCATGGCGATGATCAGGTCGTCCTCTGTCGCCTTCACCGCGTTGGCGATGGCTGTATGGGCCATTTCTGCCATCTTCCTGCAGGCGTCCACATGGTTCAGGGCCTTAAGCTGTACCCCGCCTGGTAGGTTGTCCAGGTAAAGGCCCGATTTAGATACTTTGAGGGCCAGTACTTGCTCTGAAGTCAGGCCGGTAATAATGCACTCGCAGTCTGAAGTGGTGACGCCGACGCTATCGGTAAGGCATTGTAACATGGTGCTTTGTTTTTGTAAATGTAAAATAAAAAAACCGGCACATTGCTGCGCCGGTTGTGTTTCCGCTTTTATCGGTGGCAAAACTGAAAGCCTGGGTATTATGCGCCCTTGCTGTAGGACAGCACACCGGTCGGGTTGTAGTTCACTGAGCTAACAGTAACGGTACAACCTTCAGGGTTTAAGAAGATACCGCCCCTGGTCTTCACTTTCCAGGTATGTACCAGGTGTTCCTGGGCTCCTGCGCTGGTACAGGTGAGTGCGTAGTAAACATCATACTTCACGCCCGGGATAACGGAACTGGGTGCAGTGTAGCGGGTCTGGTTAACCTTGCCGCCCACTTCCACCGGCGTATCGCTGTTCCGTACTTTGGTCACGAAAGCAATGGCGCTGGAAGATACCGCAAAGGTGTCCTCTGTCAGCCCTGCAGGTCCAAAATTAAACGGGTCGAAGTACATGCGCAACTGTGCAATGCGGGCCGCGTCGCCCTTGCCGTCCAGGTTGCCGGCATTCAATTGGGCGTTGGTCCAGGGCACCCACAAACCACCGTTGTCGATGTAGTAGGCGTTACCCAATTTGTTCATCATTGCGTCGTACATCATTTCCGCGATCATAGACACATTATACTGGGCAGCGGGTACTGTAGTAGTGCCTGCAGCGTAGGTATAAGGTTCTGGTGACACGTTGATGCCGGCGAAAGCCTTCAACTTTACAAGGTTCTGCTGTGCCCACCATTCGTCCAGGGCTTTGATCGCAAAGGCCAATCCGCTGGCCGCTTCCTCCTCGACCGTGTACGTATTGGTCCGGGTCTTTTCCGCGTCTACGGAAAAGGTGACCTCTTTACACATGTCCAGCGTGTAGGTCTTGCCGCCGCTTTCAAGCTCGGCACCTACTACGGTACAATCGGTGGTACAGTCCTGCACCGCTACGGCGCAAGGGTTGATAAAGTTTACAATGACCTGGTTTTCCTTGTCGCGGTCTTCCAGCATTGAAAAACGGGCCGTGCTGTTTGTCTTCACAGCCACGGCTGCCTGGGCATTCGCTTTGTAGTCCTGCGCCAATCGGCTATCTGCCCACATGCTTTCCGCCTTAAGCTTGATTGCTAAGAGGGCCGATGCACTGAAATCGCCTGCTGCCATGTTAAAAAAATTAATGGGTTAGTAAAAAAATGGTTAGTAAGTAAGAGCCTATTTTGTGCCGGCGGCCTGTTCGGTCTGCCACACATTCATCACTGTTTGCCGGTCTTCCAGCTTGATCTTGTCGTCATTTACGATTGCTGACAATTGTTCCAGGTTAGTCGGCTTCGTGATGCCTGCAGGATAAACTACCGCTGCTGCACCGCCTGCCGCTGCGCCCTTCCCTGCATCCGCATTACTTGTGCTGCCGCCTCCGTTGTTTTGCTGAAACTCGAAGTATCCGGCTGCATTCGTTTTTGCCAGATCGTCCAGGGTAACATTGTTGCCGTGGCTGTCTGTATGCACCTTCCCGTCTTTCATAACCAGGATGGTCTTGCCGTCGGCCTGCGTTTCGTAGTCAAAGTCCTTGAATGTCGCCAGGTAAGCCTTTTTAAGATTGTCAGCAACCTGTGGATTTTTCGGCAAAATAGGGTTCATTCCTGTGACGGTCTCCCATGCTTTAGTGCCTACAACCGCGAACGTTTCCGCTTTTTTCTGGCCGGTTTCCAGTTCGGTCACCTTTGCCTGCCATGTGCTATTGGCTTCGGTCAGGGCCTTTTTATGGTCCTTAACAGTCTGCTGATAGAACGGGCTTTTACGTATGTCGTCCTCGGTGATTTCCTTCGGCTTTGCTCCTGTTGGTGCCTTCGCTGTGACGATAACGTCGATCAGGTCCAGGCCAGTGGCATCGCTTTCAATCTCAAACTTTTCTTTGATGGTTTTTTCCAGTTCAGTAAGACTTTCCTTTTTACCTTTTGCATATCCGTCCTGAAAAGTTTGCCCCTTAGCGGGCGTCTTCAGTGTGGCAATGCGGGCGGTGTCTTTGTCTAAAATGGTTTGTGTAGCTGTCTCCTGGGCATTGTCTTCTGACGAATTTAGGAGTTCGTCGATCTCCCCGTCTTGCATTTTGTAAACCTTTGCAAGTAAGGCCCGTAGAATTTTTGAAGCGTCGATTTTCATAACAAATGTAATTAAAAAGATGAATTGAAAACTATTTTTTGGCGGCGGCCTTCTTTTTAGCCCCGCCTCGTTTCCCCTTCCCTTTGATGGCTTTCGCTTGTAGTGCTTTCAGTTCTGCCACCTCTGGGGGTTCTTTTATGGTCTTAACATATTCAAAAACACCCCGCCACATAGGGGTGTTTTTGTTCTGGTGCCATAAATCGGCATCGACCTGGCTGGTAACCTTTGTGGTTCGGTTGCGGATAACGATAATATGGCCCATAGGTTACTGTTTGGCGGTCTGCAGTTCGCGCACTTCGGCCGGAACTACCACAATTGGTTTAAGGCCGTCCTGGTTTTTGTTGCCGCCCAATCTGTCCCATGTCATGCGGGTGAAGTGACGGACCACGCCGTCCCTGCCCTTCGCAGTCACGAACCCGGGGCCGTATTCCTTTTCCAGCTTCGCCTGTTCCTGCGCCTCCGTGTCCAATTCCTGGGCTTTGCCTTCCTCGGTCACTGGTGGCGGGTCCGGTACAAACTTTTTGTTGTTGCCAGCCTGCTGTAGTGCCATGTCAGTGTTGGCCTTCAGTGTCGCCTGATCTGCCTGCCATTTTTGGAAGGCCGCGAAATCATCGGCATTGACTACCAGCCCCGACTGTTGTGTCCCTGCAGGTACATTCCCCTCGCCGGCGTTGTCTGTCTTTGCGGCTGCCTGTGGTGCTGGCGTTACCGGTGTCTTAACTGCAGCAGGCGCTTTCGTGGCTGTAGCTGCCGGCGTTGCAGCCTTTGCTTGCGGTGCTGGCGCCGTTCCTGTCTTCGCGGCTGCCTGCTGCTTTACAGCGGCCTGGTCAACCGTTGCGCCACCTTTGGCGGCACCCTCATTGAGTACTGCGGCTTCCAGGTTCTTGTCCTGGGGGGCCACTTGTTTTTGTTCGCTCATTGTAAAAAGGTTTGTTTGATGTGTGATTGCAAAAATGGTTCCGACGCGGAAACACAGCCGGTGCAGAACCTCATGCGTTGACAAATATAAAAGAAAAAAGCCGGGACGTACTGCCCCGGCTTTGCCTACAATCTTTTCATGCGACACGATTACCCGTTGGTCTGATCACCTGTACCGTCGCCACCTTCCTGTGCGTCGGGGTTCAGATCGTCCACGCTCTGTACGTTACTTTTCAGTTCCGCCAGTGCTGCCTCTACTTCAGGGGTTACGTTTCCTGCATCCCTGACAGCCTGTTCCAGACGGTCCGTAGATGCTAAAATTTCTCCCTTTGCTTTTTGCAATTGGGTGTTTGTGTCGCGTAGTTCTTGTGCCAGTTCGGCCTGTGTCTTTGCCATTTGATCGAATTTTAACGTTAAAAATGAAAAAAGTCTTTGCCACATGTCACTCGGCCCGGGTGTATTGGGTTCAACAAAATGGACCTCGTGCAGTATTTTTAGTGTCAACATGTCTAAAGTATTTTAGCTAAGATACAAAACGGCTGCAATTATTGGGCCTCCTTTAAATCGGGTCGAAGTGCCACGGCCACGGCCTTCGGTATGTAGTTTAGATGGTGCCTGCAGCCATACCCGCCCAGGTCCGTCGCCGGGTTGTAGTTCGGCGGCTTTGCCTCCTTTGGGTCGAACTTCTCTATTTCTTCCGATGTGAACACCTTACCGTTGCGGGCCTTGCAAAATGGCCTGGTGGTCTTTATAATGCCGCCTTCATAGATGGCATATTTCAGGTCCAGCTTGTCGGCGAATATTTTGGCCTGGGTCCGGTCTACCTGATTGAAAGTATCGTACACGAAGTTCCGATAATACTTCTGCAGGGCACCGGTCTGGCCCTCACCGCCCTGTATGTAGTCCTTTAGGCCGGTCTTTGTAGCCTGGTAGCCCTTCTGGTTTACTATGCTTTTGAACACGCTGTCTTTGATCGTGGACTTTGTGGTCTCATCCCGTAGCAGGGTATTCAGATACCCATTTTCGACCAGGCCGCCCCGCTTCGTGATCCCTAACCAGTCGCCTATCGTGCTTTTCGTCTCGTCCAGTATCTTGCCCAGTTCGGCCTTGCTGGTGAATACCCCGAAGTAACGACCATTGAAGTCCATCACCTGGTTGACGCCCTTTACGATTGTGTTAACCACCTCTATGCCGGACTGTTCCACGTACTGCGTGTATATGCGGTCGAAGGTTGCCAGGCGCCTGCGGTTTGACAACGTGTTTTTGATCACGCCGTCCGCATCCTTGTCCAGCTTATCTACAAAGTCGGTGATGATGGTTTCCAGCAGGGCCCCCTGCGCGCGCCCGACCTGGGTTTCCATTTCTGCAATGATTGCGTCAATCAACTTCGTGCGGCTCCCGGCCAGCTTTAATATGTCTGCTGCAGTTGGCATAGTGCTGTGTGTATTGCTGTGGTCGTCTCCTTTGCCCATGCCTCGAAATCACGGTCCAGGAAAACGCGCTGCAGCTTTTCATTGAAGTAAACGTACTTAAGATCACGGCCGCCATTGTTGCGATCCCATACAAGGTCCATTATCACCTGGTGCCAGGTCTTTTTGTTGGGGTTCGGGTCCTTTATCCAGGCTATAATCCCGTTTTTGATTATCCGCATATCGGCTTTACTGCTGTCGTGGCAGAATATCCTGCGGTCCCGTTTGGCCCTTTCAATGGCCTTATGTTTAGCTTGTTGGGGTGTCTCCTTTGCCATTATTGTCGGTGTTTGCTGTCTCGTCATCATCGCCCGGTGTGTCGCTGCCTGGGTTGTCGCTACCACCTGCGGCGCCACCGCCTACTGGGTTGGTATTGCCCAGTGCATTAAGCTGCAGGACGGGCTTTTCTGCCGTCAACATATCGATGTACTCCTGCACTTTCGCGTCCACCAGCTTTTTCTGCTGTGGTATGCTGACCATAAAATAAAATTTGGGGTCGGTCAGTTCCAACTCCCGGAAAATCGCTTCAAAGTTGTAGTAAAGCACCTTTGACGCCTTCGGCACGAACTCGCTGGCCGCAGCGTCCGCCGTTTCTTCGGGCGATTTGCCTATGAACGGGTAGTACCTACGCTTTACCCTGTATTTGACCATAGCAAGCTCGTCGCCGGCAAAAACCTGGTTTGCCAGATCGTCGTCGATGGCCTCAATGATGAACGCCGGCGCACCACTATCCACTGCGACCTTGCGTTCAGACTGCAACATGCTGCTGGTCTTCAGCTTGTAGTCCAGAAATTCGTGTGTTACCTCGATCACTTCGGGCTTTTCGCCAGCCAGACCGCCGAACAGTATCGTAAATTCCCGCCATGTCTCGCTGTACTTCTCAGTGAACGGGTCCAGGGCATCGTACACGCTTTCCATGTTGTAGTCGGCCTCTGTGGCGGTCTGTATGGGCTGTCCCGTAGCTCCCGGGCTTCCGGCTTTCTTTACGAACACCTGGCTATTGAATACCGCCTGATGTGCCTGGCGTTCCAGTTGTTGGGTGTACTCGTTCTGGAACTTTATTAGCTCAATGGGCGGTGTCTTGTACACCATCAGGCCATTGAGGTCCAGCATATCCTCTTTTGTTTGAGGCATAGGCAGCAGCACCGCATCCTGGGCCGTCGTGTGGACCTTAAAGCCGGTGCCCTTACATGCTCCGCACTCCTTGCCATCCATCGTCCGGCCTCCGTTACACTTTTGCTCCCGGCTCATCCCTACGCACTTTTGCACGTACTGGAACTTCTGCGGGAAGGTGTGCAGGGTCATCGTGAGGTCAAGCTCTGAAACTGTTTTCAGTGTCTTCTCGAAAAAACACAGGGCATCATGCCACGGGTTCACAAAGGTGCGGGCTTTGGTCACATCATCCCGTTTGTAGCCGATGCGGATAACCGGTGGATAACTCAGGTTCGGGGTATATGTGCGGACGATAAACGTCTGTTGGTTTATAACCTCCGTTGTCTCCCCTGGCTGCAGTGTATATGTCTTCAGGAAATCGGGGTCGGCCTGTTCAAATACCACGGTTACGTCCTCGTCGTACAGCGTCCACCTGAAACCGTCCTTTTTGGCATTACCCGCTGGCGTGATCACTCCGGCCGCCTTATTGGGGTTGCTGTTTGTGGTGCCGCTGGTCGTCTCTACCTTGCCAGCCTTGTATCGTATTGGCTGCTGTATCAAAAGCCACTTTATTTCATCATTGACCACCAAAAAGTTGACAGCCTGGTCTGCTGGCACCTCAAACGGTTTGGGCTGCACACGGGTCGCCAGGTCTGCCGGCGTATCCCATTCCACCACTATCCAGGTATTGGGGTCGATAAATTGCAGTTCAGTAAAACGGGTTTTCATCCAATAGTCCAGGCCCCTGTTTTTCTTCCTGCGCGATCCATAAAAGCCTTTTTGCATGGCCGCAATCAATTCGTCCCGGCCCGTGCCCGCCGTGGTCTTCACGGCCTTACGGATACGATCATTACGGGTAACCTTACTGAACGGGGTGCGGATACTTGACGCGACCGCCGGGGTGATGCTTTTCGTCAGTCGCAGGCGTTGCTGGAACAGGGCATCATCTTCTCGCTGCACGAACGGCCGCAGCTTCTTATCTATGTCCTTGCCGGTAATGAAAATACGGTAATCGTTGGCAAGGTCAACCGTTCGCTGGTAGTCCTCGTGTTTTTCTCCCGTATAGATCAGTCGGCGGGTGAGTATTAGCGCGTCAGGTAGTTGCATGTGGAAAAATATTTGATCAAATGTAACAAAAAAGCCCCGACGCATGGCCGGGGCATATCCTGGTTTCAATGTCTTACACGCTCGTAATGGCGGCCCACGCGCTGCCATTGTAGAAATTGAGCTTTTTCGTTGTGCTGTTGTAAATAATCAGCCCTTCCGGTACTCCGGTCAGCGCATCCCGCACGGTGGTCGTGTACCAGGGGAAAAGCGACTTTTGTGCTGCTGCGATGCTGGTAAGCGTTCCCGCTGCCAGGTTGTCCAAAATATCAGTCTTTTCAAAGACCTTTTTGATTTCCGCCAGGTTCTTCGGCGATACTGTTGTGGCCATAGCTGTAAAATTTTAAGTGAATGTACAAAAAAGCCGGCATTGCTGCCGGCCTCTGGTAGTTGTGGTAACTGCTCACCGCCTAAATAAGTGACCACAAATATACGGCATGTTAGTATATACTACTGTAAGGGCTTCCAGTACGCGCCCCCTGATGCCTGCGCGCGCGACTTAACGGACGTTTTACTGACCGTTCCGCCTGCACCATCCGGGAATACTGACAGGTTTACCATATCGCCAGACCATAGCCTGGTGATGATGGCCGCCAATGGTTCGGTATTTGTCTGGCTGCGGGCTTCCACTTCACCATCTGCAGGGTAGTACAGCACTGTTTCGCCGATTTGTGGCACCGGTGCAGTGTATGGTAAAACGGTCACCTTTATGCTGTCCTTTGCCTTCGCGCCTTTGTTGTCGGTCACTTCCACCGAAAAATCATAGATACCGGGCACTAATCCCGATGCGGTCATTTCGCCGATCAGGTTGTCGTCCGTGGATATAGTGGCAGTGTTGGGTCCGCTCACCTGCGCCCACTTCACGCCCGCGATACTTCCATCGGGGTCGCTTGCTGCCGCTTTCAAAATAACCTTTTCAGGCGCATCGGTCAGGGTAACATCAGCACCAGCATTGACCACTGGCACCTGGTTACTATCGGCCTTGTAAGTCACGATTGAGGTAGCCGTATCAGTCTTTCCATTTACGTCCATCACCGTGATGGATATTGCCCAGGAATCCCCGTCTTTGGGGTTGTTAAACTTAAACGTTCGCTGTGCATACTTGACCCCGCCCGGTGTGTCATAGGGCTGCACCAGGTTCCAGTTATTGCCGTTTTGAGGTGTCACACCCCATAAAACTGCATCCCACGGGTACGTGTCGCCGGACTTCTTTACCCCGACGCTTTGGGTGGCATCGAACTGTACTGTTGTTTCACTGGTAACAATATCACCAGGCATCAGTACGGCCTTAAGTGTTTGCACCACGGGTTTGGAAAAGGCATATCTGCTGCCCTTTTTAGCCGCCAGCATGAACTCGTATATATTCATCGGCGCCCCCCATATACTTTCCCTGTATGAAGGGTTGTAAAACGACTGCCACATGCCATGACCGCCCGCGTAGATCGTTATGCGGCTATTGCCTGGTGCCACCTGGTTGACCTTAGCGTCCAATGTTTTCAGGTTTGCTGTATAGCTGCCGTCAATGTTGCCACTGAACCCCCACAGGCGTATCATTTGGGCCGCCATTGCCGCAGCATTGCCCAGGTTGCCCGTACTGGCCGGGCTCATTGGCACACCTGCAGCATACAAGTCCATCACCCCGGTGGTCGTCAGCCCTTCCATTGTGGTCGCTCCGCCCGCAGACAGACCGGTCACATAGATCATATTTTTGTCAATCTGCGGATATGTCGGCAGCACCTCGGTGCGAACCGCATAGGCTGAATTGACCGCCGATGGCGACCATCCACCGTTTAACAAGGCCAGCACGAAAAACCGCACAGGCTTTTTTGTCTCCGGATCGGTAAACACGAATTTGTTGCCGGCTTTGATAAAGGGAATGGGCCCGTTTTCTTCCAGCCATGCCTCGTTGGCCCCTACGCCGTGGTTCATAACCAGCAGGGCGCAGGGGTCGGTGTTCGTTGCCAGGTCATCCGGCGCGTGCAGGATGCCGTAAAGGGTGGCACCAGTTGCGGCCACCTTCCATTGCTTTCTTGTAAACATAAAAGTTCTATTTTTTGGTTTGGAAATCAGTCTATATAGTCGCGGGCAAGCTCACAGACCAGGTATTCCACGGCATCGGTCGGGTGGCCGCGCTTCTCGTAGTGGGCACCGGTGGCCTCGTCCTTAACCTTCTCTTTTACCTTACCTAATGGCCCCAGTTTCACATGTTCAAAGTCTTCAATTGTCTGTTCGCACGCCTCGTCAATTTCCAGTTCAATGTACGGGATTTTTCCGCCCAGTATTTTGTTAAGCAGGTCCCGGCGCTTCAGCGGTGATATATTCGTGCCCTTGACCTTCATACTGTCGTTGTGAATGAACCTGTACAGCTTGTCCTCAATAATACCGTAGTTGGTCAGGCTACCCAGGCCCGGTATCCTGTTCCGGCCGCTGGCATCGCCGTAATAATCCACGTCAATGCCGTACTCATGATCAGCGATAAAGTGTTCACAACACGCATCTGTGGTGTTCTCAGGGCTTACCAGGCAGTACTCCCTGTATATCCGTATTCGCATTACCTGTATGGCCTTGTCTCCCGGCTCAGGCTGGTAGTGCTTTTCCCCGGCCTCACTCAGGTATCGCGTGACAAATTCCAGTTGGGCGCATATCAGGGTCATGAAGGGAACGACGTTAAAGTCCCATGTGGTCAACACACCGGTGCCTGGTAGGAAGGAAACAGGCTTCACATGTATGTCCCGCCGGAAAGTGGGGTAATACTCCCCGCCGGTCTTGCCGAACGGGTAACCATAGACCACCCGCAGGACCTTCTCAAAGTCGGGCGCGTTCTTTTCCCGGTTGGTTATGTAGTTCGGTGGCAGGTTCGGCTGGTTGTGGTGACTGCTGTATACGCATACAGCCTTATCGCCATCATCATACCTGAAAAAGTCCTTTTCCTTCCTCAGCACCCGCTTTTTAATGTCCTTTGCGTGTTTGCGCAGGTCGAACATATCATTTAGCCATTCCACGCCACCCTTAGCAGGTGAGGTGTGTATGTACAACGGGTTCCAGCCTGTCCAGCCCCGGGCCTCAGCCCCTACCTCGTCGATAGTATCGTCGAACCATATCACGCCTGCACGATCATACCACAGGCCAAACTGCCGTAACCTTCCCTCGATCACCTCGGTGACGGCCTCCATTTTCGTGTCTTTGGTCTCGTCCAGGTGAGCATATCCAAACTCTTTACCATCGTGGGCCATGTAGTTCTCTAACGATCCTATGAATATCAGGGCACCGTTGTGAAAACTGATTGTGCCGTTATACCGGTTACCCAGGTCGTGCAGCTTTTTAAAGTGAGGTGGCGGCATCCGGTCGATGACGAACGCGCCCCGGGGGTTGCTCTTTGGGTGGTACATCGTATAGCCCCATATTTCTTTCCATGCCTTGTACACGCCCACCAGCGTGGACTGCGAAAGCTGCATGTTCGTATTTGCACCTATAAACCCGCGGACCTGCGGGAAATCCGACGCCATCATGCCCGATGATATGCCAATCGTGCGGGTTTTCCCACCTCCCTGGCCAGCTATCTCAGCGATTTTTGCGGCACGGCTGGCCAGCACGAACTCCTGCGGCTCGCTGATTTCCTCCACCGTGTCCTGGTACTGTACTTCACTCATTCCTCAATGATTTGTTGGGTAGTCGTTTCCCTGGTCTGGAAGATAGTGCGGCGTATTATCGTGGTGCTGCTGGTCTTCTCGCCGTTGTTGTAGTTATTCACCTGCAGGGCTGCGGTCGCGGTTGCGCCCGCCATTGGATCACCAGGCCCCAGGAACTTCATGCGCTTTTCAATGCAGCGTTCCACGCCCTTCAGGAACTCGTGTTCCCCGGCCTCGGTCTTCACCATCTTACCGCCTTTTTTCTGCTGCTTTGTTGATCGGTCCCAGGCTTCCCAGTACTCTCGTTCCAGCCGGTTCAGCTTTTGAATTTCCACGGCGATGTAGTCCTGTATCAGTGCGCTTTTTTGGGCGATGCAGTCGGCGATTGCCTTGTCGATTACCTTGCCGACATACGTACGGTGGAACTTATGGCCCTCAATCTTCGTAGCCTCGTCTGCCACTTCCTGCTGACTGTACCCCCGCATGTACAGCGTTACAATCGTATTGGACCACCTCGCTTTTCTCAGTTTCACGGGGGAATTTGGGGCTTTGTCCATGACTTCAGCCCGGTTTTTTCCTTTTCTTTTCATCTTTCTTTCAGTTTTGCCAATGAAAAACACCAGTCAGTCAGTTGCCACGCTGCTGCTGGTGTTACAAATTACGCTGTTTCCGTGCAAAAATTAAGAGAAAGCGTGCAATTATGGGGCGTCGTACTCCTTAATGGCATGTTTCAACCTGAAAACAATGTCTTCCGTCACGGCGTCCTTAATCGGTCGTAGCTGCTCTATTAGCTGCATGGCGACCTCTACCAGGGCGTTGCCCTTCTCTGCCCACTCCGTGGCCCCTTTAGTGTATGCGGCCATTTCCTGGTCTGTGCGTGTGGGTAGCGTTCCGTTGTAGGGCTTGTATGACCACGCATAATTGCGGGCGGCGATTGTCATGCGGTCGGCTTGTTTCCGGGCCCGCTCCTTTTTGCCCATCATGATTTAGGGGCGTTTTCTGGCATTTCTCGACCATACCATTTTTCCCGGCCATTCACTGCTAAGTTGAAGCTGTTAAGGCAGTCCTGCATGAAGCCGGCCAGGATAAAGTCGGGCGTGTCGCTGGCGTTTTCCATGCTGTACCTATTGACCAGGCTTTCAAGTTCCCCTATGAACGTGGGAGGCTTTGCTGGCCCCATTGCCATCATAGCGTCATGGTTAGCCAGCACCTCCTGGCCTTCCTCTATAACCTCACCCAACTTTGATATTTCCGGGGTACAGGTTTCAGGAATAGATACATCAGCCTGTAAAAGTCTTAGGTAGGGCAGGGCTGCCTTAATCACTCCGGCCCAATCGTTTGCGTGTCTTTGCATGGTAGTTTGTTTTTGTGCGCGCAGTTTGGCTGCGCATGATTTAGAACAACATAGGCCCCACCCTCTTTTAAGATTGCGATTATCTGCCTGGTAGGGCCTTCTGCAATAATCGCAGTTCCTGATCATGGGAATGTGACTTTGTGCCCGCAATCGCTGCATACGTAAGTTTCTGTACCTGCAGGGCCGCCGCCGGCATAGAACTGAAATTCGCCTGTATCGCATTCAGTGCATGGAAATTCAGCGTTTCGGTTGGCTGCAAATGGCTGGTAGGTAGATGGTCGATACCTCACAACATAGTCCCTAAGTCCATTTTCCTGGGCACCCTGTTCATCGTTGTATCCCCACCTGCCCAACTCCCACGGGGAAATAATCAGGCGATTGCTTTCGGTGATAACGTTGTAAAAACCTTCCTTTTCGGGCATTGTAGTGTGTTCGACCCACAAATCATTGGCCTGGCCACCGGCCCAGTCGTCCAGTGTCAGGCCAGCCTCCACTCCATACCGCTGAAACTTCAGGCTTTTTTGTTCCCGGGGCAACCCCATACGGTCCTGCTGGCGGCGCCGACGGTCTTTAAAGCGTCGGGTTTCCCGTTTTTCTTTCGTCAGGGCTTTGGCCCCCTTGCTCTTTTGCTTCATGTTTGAATAATTTGTATTGCCGGCATCTGCTGGCAAGTAGTTCAAAAATGGCGGTTAGCCACTCGGCGCCGCCCTGTTTATCGAAATCCATCATTGTGGGCATAGTGTCGAATAGTGGCCCTTGCAGGCGGCACACGTTGCAGTGGATGCAGTTAAAACAGGATGCTTTCATGGCGTGCCTTTGATGTATTTGATCATATAGTCGCCTCTTTTGTAGTCCAACCACATATTACCACCAAATACATCACGAAGCCCAATTGCTTCGGCACGATGTAGTGCAATTGTCTTTCTTCCATCAGGGTAGGTTACACGGTAGAACGGCCAGTCTTTTACCCTTGCCATCCACCATATACGCAGCTTATATAGCTTTTTCATGAAAAACGGGTTATTTAGTGATTATTCGCAGCCCCTCCGGGGTCCTCACCCGGGACAGGGCTACATACATTTGGCCTCTTTGAAAGCAGGCACGGCGCAAATCCACCGTTACCTCGTCGAAGGTGAGCCCCTGCGATTTGTGGATGGACAGGGCATACGCCAGCTTTATGGGGTACTGGGTAATACTGCCCAGTTCTTCCAGTTCCAGCATATCCTTGCCCTTGTTGTACACGTACTGCTTTTTGGTGATGGTGACCTGTTCCAATGCGAAATTGGTGTCATTCACCCGTATGAAGTGGCAACCGTTGTGCGATACGAAGGTGCCCAGTGTTCCATTGCGCAGCGGGTTCTCCTTACTATTCACCAGGTACATGATCTTACACCCGTTTTTTACCTTGACTTCCTGTTCCAGATTGAAGTCCTGCGGCCTGGCTGTGCCGGTTATGATGGCGTCGAAGGTGAACAGGTCGCCGGACTGTTGGTTTAGTCCGTGATCGTTGTACATAGCCACTGTGGCCTTGTGTGGGGCAATCACAATGCCCTTTGTTTCCGTGGCCACGAACTGCTTAAAGTACGGGGATTTCAGGCCGTCCCGCACCATGTTCAGGGCTTCTATAAACTCCTGGTTTGACTGGCGCAGTACCTCGTCCAGCTCAATCACCCGCACCTTTAGTTTTGCGAATATCATGGCAAAGGTGAAGGCATCGCCGTCGTATGTCTCATATAGCACCGAACGCTCGTTATCGTCCAGGATCGGCGGCAACTGCTTAAGGTCACCGACAAAGATCATTTGCTTTTTATCCAGGCCAGACATGCCGTTCTTTTTCATGGTCCAGTGCATCCCGTCCAGTATGTCAGGGCGTAGCATACTCACCTCGTCGATCACGATGGTGTCCACCTTACGCAATAGCTGCTTTGACCCGGCATTCAGAAAATTGGTCTTTTCAAATGACTGCACCCCGAACGGGTTCAGCCTAAACATTGAATGGATGGTCTGGCCGTCGATATTGTTGGCAGCGATGCCGGTCGGTGCCACGGCCACTACCTTGCCGCCCAGTTCGGTGATGATCTCTATAGCCCGGCGCACAATGTACGATTTGCCGGTGCCCGCTTTCCCGGTCAGGAATATATTATCACCGTTGGCCACAGCCTGTAGGAACTCCGCCTGTTTTGATGTCAGCACCGCATCCATAAGGGTATGTTTTTTTAATGAGTGATTGAAACCTGGCCAAATCCCTGCGGCGTATGTACCACATAAATGATTTATTGCCGCCAGGGTATTGCCTGTCAAACCGGCGCAGGTTACGCTTTACTGCCCACAATACCCTGCGGTCCAGTTTGTAATTCCAATCCCATTTTATTGTAATCGGAAAACTGTGCAGTGCCTTAGTCAACTCGGCCGTTGCCTTCCTAACAATATCCAACTCAATGTTGATACGATGGATTGAGCTTATTAAACGGGTCTGCACTTCTGGCCACATCATTTGAGTAAATAGCAGCCTTTTGTCGAACTCGGGGTCGCCTCCCTTACCGTGTTCATAGACGGGTAAAAGTGCCGGGTCAAGGTCTGCCGGCGGCTCCGGCATAGGTTGTCTGGTGCCCCATATTAGCCCGTCGTCGGTCTCGTAGTAAGCCAGGCATGGTACGTTATTAACCAACATTTGCACCGGTTGGATGCCCATTTCCTGTAGGTGCATGTACAGCGGGTTGTCTTTGGTGAAGAACCTTACAATCATGGCGTTGGGTTTTTAGGTTCCTCATAGACAATATATTCGCCGCGCTCGAAACCTGCTATTGAATGTGCCAGGTTCCAATCGTCCTCACTATACCGGTGGCCGTGTGCGTTCACCATATCCACGGCAAGTAAGTTTTTGTTTTCCCATACAGATATAACTGTGCATATCACGCCCGGCATGTGACGGGATATAAATTTCAGCCCGGCCTGTATCTTCGGCCCGTTCTTACCCAGTGCAGCAGCGTAAGGTGTACCCTGGGCAGCCATTAATGCGTCGGCCTTCCTCTTATAGTGTTCCGGTGGCGAGTCAACCAATCCGGTTAGAACCCGTAGGCCGGCGTCCAGATTTTGGGGCAGCCTGGTTGATGCTGCAGCCCACACGTCTGTCTGATTTGCCTGTCTCTTTACCAGCCATCCCTGGCCGTCATACTGGCAAAATACCGGCACTGCACCATAAATCCGGCACCATGCCACAGTAAAGTCTGACCCAATAAAAAAGAACCCATTTTCGTCCAGCGTGTCAGGTTGTTTTGCTGCCTGCAGGGCATCGTGGGTTATTACTTCGACATTGAAAAACTGTTCTGTTTCGTCCAGCATTTCCTGTAACTCCCTGGCTGCTGCGTCTTCGTTGGTCACGTCCATATCATCCCGCTGGTAGATGAGTAATTGCGCCCATGCGGCGAAAAAACAACGTTTCATTTCGCGCTGCTGGTCTGCGGGCATAGTAGCCTCGTCCAGCTTCACATGCTTTAAATAGTCTTTCCACTGTTGTAATACGATTTTTGACATAACGCTTTGCTTTATTGGTGATTAGAAAAAGATCATCCTATCCCTGTAGGGTGGACAAGGGGAAATATAGTAGTGTAATTCCTTTTTTTGGGCAATACTCCATACATCACTCATCTTGACGGCGATTACATAGCCTTCAAGTGTCTGCAGGCGTACGTGGGTAGTGCAGCGCATGAAGTCCTCGACGAACTTTTTCCCCTGCAATTCAACCACTATCTTTCTGTTGGGGTATTTGCTTGATAATGATTTCATGGCTAAAATTCTACGTCGGGGCGGTTAAAAAGTGTATTTCCGTTCATGAACGGCCACTGTTCAGGTGTGAGGGGCTGGCCTGGTTGTGGTACACTCACCGGCTCCCCGCACTCCGGGCACTTACTGTCTGCCTCCGCAATCTCGCCCAATGGTGCCACATAGCCACACTTGTCACATTTGACTATGCCAGACGATGCGGTAATGGGTTCCAGTTCCTCCGCGCGCGCGCCCACGCCATCATCGTTAAAAAAACGGTTCCGCTTACGGGTGACCTGTCCCTTGAACTTGCGAAAAACCGCCCGCTTATCCACTACTTTGAATGGTTTCCCGGCAAGGTGTGCCCGGACTGGGTTGTCACTACCTACGAACAGGTAAGTTTCCCCGATTACAATGTCGTTTTGCTTCATATCCTAATTTTTGTAATTTTAGGAGTTAATGGGAGGCTTTGCCCAATCGCCGATTATCTTGTCTATTTCCATCCGCCGGGTGCGCCATGTCTTTTCCAGCCGTTTCATTTCCCGCTGCATTACCGGTTGCGTCTGTGCAGTCGCTTTGCCCAGTGCTTTGGTCTGCTGTACCTGTATATGCCCGCGTACGGTTTGCCAGTTGTTCAGACACTTATCGTCCAGTGCCCTGCCTTCCGGGGCTTCACCCCCGCAAATGATGCAATTAGCCATAAAAGTCTTTTTAAGTTTAAAAAAATACGTCTTCCAGCGTGTCCCATCGCCACATCATGTTAACGTTCTTTGAATTGATCGGCCAATCGGGATTAAAGCCCGGTGGTAGTGGCTGTGGCTTCATAAGAGCCTCAAAACGGGCCTTAATGTCGTCGGCCATAGGTTTAACTGGGTATTGCTTACCCTTCCCTTTTTTTGGCATTGTAATCGTTTTGGCGTGGTAAATCGTCGGGGTCAATGAACTTGCCAGGGTTGCTGCGTTGATGGTTCAGGGCATCACCGGTAGCCATCACGCGACGCGCTTGCTTACCGGCCTGCTTTATCCTGATCTTTACGGCAATATTCCAAAAGAAATACTTTACCCTGTCCATAACACTGAACGCTTTGCCAATGCCCGCACCAATGATGTAAACCACTTCAAACAGGTACGGGGTCCACACTTCCCACCATGTTATGCCTGGCCCTGTACCACTCATTTTAAAGTACAAAAACAGTAAGAACAGACCGTCAAAAATGCTAAATGTTTTCCTCATTATTTCATTATTTTTTCAAATATACTACCTTTTTATTTCCTAAAAAAGAAAAAAGCCAACGTAAAAACGTCGGCTTTTGATTGGTAACCCCTTACCAACCCGTTAAATTCTTAGCCGAAATTAGAACAAACTTTTTTGTTCTGACTCTGCCAATGCCGCAGTAGTAGCAGCATCGACCAGCTTTTCCAGGTCCCGGGCTTGCCTGTACCAATTAACTGCGACTGCTTCTAACTTCGCCCGGCGGGCCTTAAAATACTCTGTCTGAGCTTCTCGCATGGCCTTCACCAGCTTTGCATACTCTTTAATGTCCATACTGTAACGATTTAAAAAATGTGAGTAATTAAAGTCTTTTCCACCTCGGTGAGCTGTCGCCACATCTGTGATCCCTTCCAGGGGAATGGCTTTATCGGTGTCACCTGGTCATATTCATGAACGAATAAAAAACGGTCATAGTCCACGTACGCCTGCGGCTCATCCTCTTTGATCATGGGCCTGCAGTCAATGAGGCGACCCACGCCGATTGCATGGGCCAGTGGCAGGTTGTGCTGCTTTTTGGCCAGCCCTTGAATGCCCAGGGCCGCCAGTACACGGTTGTACTGGGTCATGCTGCTAAACTTTGAAAGTTCCAGCAGGTTGTAAGGGGTAATGCTGGCGCAAATAAGCACGTAACCCCTGTAGTTCGTGTTCCAGGTTCTCGTCTCAAACCGTTTACCGTTCAGCATCATTGATGCGTAAGGCTGGCGCCACGATAGGGCGCGTATCTCGTTTTCTGTCTTGACAATATCGTCGATGATGTTCATGGTTATAAAAAGATTTTTTTGTGACGTTCCAGGGCTTCCTGTACGTTGATCTTGTTTGCTCTAATAAGGAAGGCCAGCACGTCAGCAGACGCAGCCGCCCCTATCCTGTAAATACGCATATTGTCGGGATAAAAGACCGGGTAACTTTCCCGTTCTATGGCCCTGGCGTTCTGGAACTCCTTATCAGTAAATAAATCTGGCTTTGGCCATTGGTTACCGATCATCGCGTCCAATTCAGGCTTAGTCCATGCCGGCACCATGTCTTCGCTAATATCGTCGACGGTAGCAAATGGCATCATGCCCACCTGCCATACTAATTTAGGGCTTCCGTCGGCGTTGTTTGGTTCCGCCAGGCTTTCCTCCCTGCTGTACCAGAACAGGGCCGGCTGACCCATCATGCCCAGGGTCAGCAAGTCCTCGCATTGGGATGGTAGTGCTACCAACTTCTGTATTTTGTCTTGCATTTTCAATGAAGGTTTTTAGATCGTCAATTGACCGGTAGGCATTGACAAAAAGTGTGTTGAAAGGGTTGCCCCAGTGTGCTATCATGCGGGCGACCTGAGTGTCGACGTATTGTTCCAGGTTGATAACTGTAGCCCAGGACTTAATCTTGAAAGGGACCGCCGGCGGTGGCACATCCTCAAACCAGCCGATGAGTACCTGGGTCTTTTTCTGCAGGTGTTCCACCTTTTCTGCCTTTGTCATGCCCCTGCAGGTACAAAATAAGCCGGCACCTTCCGCCGTTCCGCCGGTGCGATCTCGTCATAGAATAGGGCCACCCGTTCCTTAAGCATTGGGAAAACTTTCATTGCCTTGACGAACTTAGCACCCCTGTTGTCGTAGTCTGTGTGGCAATCACCGCACCCAAACCACCGGTTTAATGGATGCGTAGCTACACTGGGGCAACCATTCGTGGGTGATTTCGGGATGATGTGGGCAACTATTGCAGCCGGATTTATGGCTATTGTGCCCGCCAGTGGCTTACCGCATTCCTCGCAGCACTTTGGTGCCTGCTTAATCTGATCGACGAAAAAACGGCCCTTTGCGGCCTTCTGCTCACGCTTCACCTTTTCAGGGGTGGTACCTTTGAGTTTGAGTTGTTGGCGTTGCTGCCAGTATGGTAATTCTGCCATTATTTTTTGCCGTTTCCGTAGCCCAGTAGTCGGCGCACTACCTCTTTGGTGTTTGTTGTAAATCCCTGTTTGAGCATCCAATTGCCAAACCCTGGGTTGTCCCGTACGGTTTTTCCCTTGTCCTTTCCGAAACCATACACCGCCACCCCGTCCTTATTCAGAACGATCTTTCCGGCAATATCGATCCGCTTTTCCTCACCCTCGCAGAACTCGTGCAGCTTCTCTATGTCCATCACCTGCAGGTCGCCGTATTTGGCAATCATGGCCAGCAGCACCTCGTCAGTGGCATTAATATCGCCTTCTGCGTCGTGCGCTTCCTCATGTTCTCTGCCCAGGTAGTGCTTAACTGCACCCGAAAGTGTACGGGGCTCCTTTGCATAGAATATTTTCAATACATCGACAACACGGGTACCTGGTGCTGGCCATTCAATACCGACGCGTGCAAATTCTTCAGCCAATAGGGGGTTGTCGTAATTGATGATATTGAAACCGGCAAGATCGCAGCCCTCAAAGTAGGTAAATAGGCTTTTTGATACTTGTTTGAACGTTGGCGCGTTGGCCACCATTTCGTCGGTGATCTTATGGACCTCCGTGGCATCTGCAGGTATCGGAATGCCGGGATTGATCAACATTTTTTTAGCCGGTTCCATTGGTAGGAAAAGGTTGTCCAGCTTCCTGCAGGCGATTTGCACGATACGGGCGCTGTCCACCTCGACCCCTGTAGTTTCCAGGTCAAACATTACAATAGGCTTCATTGATGAGTGTTGAATGGTATCACGCTGGCCGACCCGGCAGCCGTCGACCTTCTGCGTGGTTACTGTTTACGGGGGTGTAACCTCCACCCGCTGCCGTTGCTGTCATGTGCCCGTGCGGGCTGCTGTTAATCTTGTTCAGGAACTACTATTTCCCCGCCTGGTGCCTCAGCAGACTGTGCCACTTTCTTACGGGTGCCGCCTTTGGCTTTGTTCTTTGGGGGAGGGTTTTCGTTCGTTTCCTTTGCCACCTTGTCCTCGTCTGGTGTCCCCATTGCGGCCACCCGCATCATGGCATCGGGGTCAGCTTCAGGGAGTTTGCCACCTTTTTCTGGCTTATCCACAGCATCCACCCATATCTCATTCGTACCGTCCCCTGTTTGCGTGAACAACGGTTTTTCTTCAGGTGCTAAAACAACTGCTTTAGTGACTACCACATCAGCAGCGAATGGAAGTTCGCCCGGCTTGCTGGCACCGCGCTTCGTGCCTTTCATAAACAGGTTGATTTCATCGCGCAGGGTTTCCAGGGCCTCGTCCAGTTCGTCCATGAATTGGTAGCGGGTAGCGTCCTGTTCCTCAAACCGGTAAAAAGGGGTGTTAAGGATAACCGCCTTTTTGTTCCACAGGATTCTGTGGCCGGATAACACAATACCCTCTTTTTCCTCGTCACCCCCCAGGCTGAACGATGTAATTTTAAAGCCTTCCACCTGTTCGGGCTTAGGCTTCCAAATGTTCTTAACATCACCCGGCTTAACATACCCGGTCATAACGGCCAAATGAATCGCCAGGGCCTCCCATGCGATTGTGAGGTCTGCATGCGGGATTGCCGGGCATTTCTCCCACTTTGGCACCTTAAGGTTATCCTTTTCGGTCTCAATGAAGTGGATTTCCATGCCTGCATCTTTAACAATTTTCGCTTTGGTAATTGAAATCATTACTATTGATTTTTGGTTCTTAAATGCTCTGGTAAACTGTCAGTTATAAGCTGCTTTGACTTGCCATACTTCACCAGGTAGCGGGCAAGGTCTTCGTTCATACCTTCCAGATTTGTCGCCCTGTCAATCACCTGCCGCAACTTCTTAAGGTGATCCACTTTTACCTGTTCGGTTTCCTCAATCAGGTATTTGGTTCCTGGGTGGATCGGCTTTCCTTTCAGGTCCTTGCGGATATTGTAGGTATTGATCAGGGTACTGCCTTCCACTTCCTTCGTGTAGTTGCGGGGCTCTGTCAGTTGCTTAAGTAAGGGTAGGAGGCCGTCGATAATCTCCTGCCTGTGCTGTTTACTTATTTTCATCGCCGCCAGTTTTAAGGTTACCCTGTTCGTCAACGTGCAGGGATGGTGCCGACACTCCGCCACCGATGACCAGGCCGAAAACCATACCCATGCCAAACCGGTGCGCCACCTGCATAACGACCTGCTTAAACTCCGGTATTCTTGTGCAATAGTCAATTAGCTGCTGTTCAATTGTGCAAGGGCAACCATTGATGGCACCAGTAAAGTTGATAAGCTCCGACCCGTCAGGGTTGGGTTCACTTCTCGCGCAATAATTCAGGATAAACGCATCGTGTGCGGCATCACCCGAAAGGTCCATCTGCATCAGCAGGTCCTTTGCCTGCATAGCAATTTCTCGGTTTCGTTCCTGTTGTGTCATGGTGTAAGTTTAAGGCCGGACCGTAGATGGCCCGGCCGGTAATGAAATTACTTAATTGCTGCCAGTGAAGCAATGGCACATTTGATCAATTCGTCGATGCCACGGGCCAATGTTGCGGCAATAGGTAGCACCTTATCGCTGGTAATATGCGGATTAGTGTCGTTTGCTGCCTGCAATCTGGTCAGGAACTCCTTAAGTCTATCAGCGTCGGAAAGTGCGCCCTGGCGGTCTTTTTCTGCCTGCGCATCTTTTTCCTTTTTGATGGTGTTTTCTTCCGCGCACTTCTCAATATGGGCAGTAGTCCGGTCGTCGATGAGCTTCATCCACATTTCATCAGGGGCGCCGTTAACTTGCTCATACGTAAGGGTCAGCATTTCAATCTCGGGGTATGCGTATGCCTTGAAAAAGCCAGCATTACCCCGCTTCATGCCAAACCGTTCGGTTAGCATAGTCTCGCGCTGCAGGGTGCGTGCCTTAAGGTCGTCGGCCTCCTTTTGCTCCTTTTTGCGCTGTTCTTCCTTCCGGTCTTCCTCGTCCTGGCGTTCCTTGTCTTTGATGGCCTGGCCTTCCTTCATGTTTTTGACCTTGCTTTCAATATCGGCGTACTCCTTATCCCACAGATCATCCCCCAAACCTTCCACGGTGCCGACTGGCAACGTGATACGGCCCATATCGAACGTGCCGAACTGCCAGACAAAACTGCTATAGTTATAGCTCATGCCCAATGCCTCCAATGTCTTCGCGCGCAGGTTAGTGCGGGTCTTCAACATAGCATCCTCGCGGTCTTTTTGCTCTTTTTCCTTCCGGTCCATTTCGTCCTGGCGTTCCTTCAGCTTGCGCTCCTGTTCTTCCTGCTGCTGGCGCTGTAGTTCCAGTCTGTCCTTTTCGTCCTGTTCCTTTCGTTCCTGTTCTGCTTTTGCTTCAAGAATGCGGGCGTTTTCAGACCTTACCCGAACCATCAGGCCGTCGAAATCATCGTCTTTCATGTCCTTGACCGTGGCAATATCCAGGCTGATCACCTCGCCAATAGTGTAGTATGAACCGTTAAAAGTGATGCCGTTGTCGATGAGGCTCTGCACCCGCGCATCTGTTTTAGCCTGCAGGGCACGTTCTGCCTCGCGCTTCTTTTCCTCTTTGGCGTTGTCAATCTCATTCATACGGTCCTTTAGCGGTCCCTCAATTTCTTCCAGCAGTTCAGTAAACTCATTTTTTGCCCCGTCAATTTTTCGGGTAATCACAAGGTAATCCGCCTTTAATTCCTTGTGCTTACCGGCTACTGCCAGTCGCTTATTACGGATTTCTCGCCATGCCGTTTCCACCTTACTATAACCTTCTTTGTCCTCAATTCCAGCAATGGTTAACGCCAGATACTTCTTTTTCCTTGTGGCTATCCACTGCTTTGACAAGTTATAAGCCTGTATTTCTTTTTCAGCCTTTTGGTCGGCGGTCATAATTTCCAATGGACCGGTAACCACTTCGGCCTCAACGTCGACCGTAGTAGGTTCCACGGGAAACGGAATAGGTTCGACGACTGTTTTTTCTGCTTTGGCTTTGACTGTTTTTGCCATAGTTCTATGATTTATTGTTGATGAATAAGAAAAGCAAATATAATAAATAGGAAAAGAAAAAGAAATAAAACTATACTATTTTGGAAATAAAGGCCGCTAATATCTTCGCCACCTGCCTGGGTGTTAGCCCGCGCGCCTGCATATCCACCTGACCGTGGGAGGCAAAAAACACCAACGAACCCGGCGCTATGCCACTGTCAAAAGCAATGGTTTCACGTATGGATACTGCCATGCCCTTGATCTGTTGATCTGCAGTAAACCCTTGTACGTGACTATCCAGGCCCTTTAATGGCAGCTTACCGTCCGGCTGATTGATGGCACGGTCGAAGTTAAAAAGCGGCGCCTGTGCCCCTGCAGGGCCTTTGTAGCGGCCTCTTTTCTTCGCGGGTCGTTTGTTGACCTGTTTGTATGGCTTTTTTGTGAATTTAACCGCCCCAATCACATGTCGGCGCTGTCGAATAGCGTCGGGGTTCCGGCACATCTGTGTGGCTATGGCTGTGTCTTTCCAGCCAGCAGCAAATAAGTTTCGCAGGTTATTGTCCTGTTCCTGCGTCCAGGGCTTTGGCTTTGCCATTGGTAACGATTTTTTGAGTTATGCGATAATGACGAGAATATCATGGATTGCGTACATAAGGGCCTTTTTCATGCGGAACACGGGCAGGTTTTCGGTCGCCGCTCCCTTCACGTCAATCACCTGCACCGTGCCATCCGGTAGGGTGATCACAAAGTCGGCTTCATAGTCGCAGATATGTACCCCGTTCACGTCCAGCTTGTAAACCTTATGGACCTCAATGCTGGTGATTTCCCCACACTTTTGGCGCAGCTTTAATGTCCCGTAGTATTTGGCCTCCTTTGTGCTGTCGAACTTCTTACCGTCCACCGCGACCGCTTTCGCTCCGTATTTGTTACCCTTTTTTTTGGCCTGGTTAGCCTGGTACTGTCGGAACTGTTCGGGGGTCCATCTTGCGTCATCCATTGCCTTCCAGTTTTTTCAGGTCCGGGAATTTGTCAAGGTAGGCCGCTTTCATATTGGAAAGGGCACCACCCAGGCCCATCACCCTGTCGTCCGGGTCTTTTGAGGCTTTGCGCTGTTCCGGGGTTGAAAATGGGGCAGGTATTACGATCTGGTTTTCTTCCCGCTCTATCTCTGCAGCGCGCTTGTCCTCGGCTGCCTGGCTGCGGCGCTTGTGGTATTGGTCCAGCAGTTCCATGATTACCTGAAGGTCCACGCGGTCGCGTATCATTCCTAACTGCCCGCGCTTTGCCTGGGTGAAAAATTGGGCGTAATCTTCCAGCCGGTAGTTGCCACACTCCTGCAGCATCATGGTCGCCGTCTCGATTATCTGGTCTTCATTCATATTGCGCACCACGTTCAGGCTGGCGCAGAAATCCCGCACCATCACCGCCAGCATGAAAAGCATATTTGCAGCGCCATGAACCGGTAGAAGGTCGGATATTTTCGGATATTTGACCACTTCCAGGTAGTTGGGCTTACCCTCGGGCATCAGTTCCAGCAGGACCACCTGGTACGTCGTTTTGGCCAGTGCTTTATTTTCCTCCGGGGTTTGCTCGTTGCTCAAAAGCAGCAGCGACGCCTGTAACTTTTCGGGCAAGGGCATCGTTTGTAACACCTCCGCCAGTTGCTTGTTTTCCATTGGCACTAACGCCATTTTGTTGTCGTTCATTTGCTTTTTTGATTTGGGTTATGATATTTTGAATATTGGAATTAATATCCAGTAGCCTGGTCTTTGCCTGCAGGAAAGCGTCGAGCTTATGCCACTCGTTCAGGATAAACGCCCAGGCTTCCAGCACCTTCGCGTCCAAGTTGTCGCCTTCCAGCGGGTGGCCATCCTTTTGCGCGCGCGCCTGCACGATCTTCTGGAAGTACTGTATTAGCGATTTGGCGGCGGTCCCGGCGGCACCATCATATTTTGGCGGCACCCCGTTCATTGCCGTGTACCACTTATCGTATATGTCAATGAAGCCCTGGTATAAGTTGCTTTTTTTCTCACTGCGGGTTTTCGCCTGTTCCGGCATTGGGGCACCCTTGTCCTCAGACAAGGGAATAGTACTTTGTTTATTAGTACTTTTTTTATTAGTTCTTTGTCCCTTAGTACTTAGTAGTGGGCTGGTTTCCGGCTGTGGGATACCCGGCTGCAGTGTTTCCGGCTGTCGGGTTTCCGCACACTGATTATCTACCGTTTTCTGCGGGTAATCATATACAATGTAGGTGATTTCCGGCAGCTTGCCCTTTCCGCCACCGTCTTTGACTGTTACAATATAACCAGCACTTTCAAGCTCCGACCAGGCTGCCCGGATAGCGTCGCGCCCCTCCTTAAGATTTTCATAAAGCCACGTTTTGTATAACACCCAGTCATTCGGTAGCTGCAGGATAGTAGTAAGCAGACCCACTGCGCGAAGGGATAGACCAGACTTAAAAACCACGTTCGGTATGATGGTAAAGTCTTTTTTTCGCTTCTCTCTGTTAATTCTGTTCATTATGGGAAAATAAAAAACCCTTGACGTTGGGGAGGCCGCCCCGCTGTCAAAGGTTCTTAACTCGTTACCGTATGGGTATGGTGCAAATATAGTTCCCGGCCTGGAATTATACGCGCACGGATCAAAATAACACTATTTTTCTTTCACTTTATTGAGAAATCTACGCACACCATTAGCATCGGTTTTCCACGAAATATACCCACTTGTCCCCCAGTCCATACGGTCGGCGCCATCCCTCAATACCTGCTTTAGCTGGTTTTCTTTCAGCCTGGCAGTGTTCTGCAGTTCGGTAATGCGGCTTTTTACGTCCAGGTGTTCCCGCGCGATCTGCAAATTTTCCAGCGTGCCGGCCATCTCGCCCGGGCGGGCAATGCGGTACTTTTCCTTTAAGAAATCACTGTACGCCTCGCTACCGTCTGGCTCCGGCTCTATCTTCTGCAGCTTTGCATTGCATTCGTCCACCAATCGCTGGTTGTGGTTGCGCATTGCATCATACCGGACTGTGGCCAGCCTGCGGCCTTCGACCACCCGGTCCCAAAACTCTTTAGTTCGGTCGATGATGGCACCGCAAATACTTTTGTTATAGGTGAAGGGCAGCACATTGAACTCGCGGCCATTCTTAAGGGTGGCCAGCTCCCCGTGGTCGAACTCACACACAAGTAGCTGCGTCTGCACCTGTACGACGTGACTGGGTGGTATACCGCCCTCCCATTTGTCACTTTCATGCCCGGCGATGGTCTTCAATTCCAGGGCACCCTCGCCCCGGGCGGTCGTCTTGTTGATCTTCCTATCCAGGCTCACGAATAGCCACGGATAGGCGGGGTTCTGCACGTAGGCGTTGACCTTCTGGCACCTGCGTACGACGTTTTTAGACCGGTAGTTTTTGATCATTGTAGCCACATGATCATCTGCAGCGTGCGGGTCCCAATACTGCCACATATCTGCCAGCAGGGGCTCCTGTTCCTTGCCCATAAACATGTAGATGTTTTCCACATTGTACCCAATGTCCTCGCCGATCTTCTCGTAATACAGTTCTATGCTGCTTTTGTACGGGTTGAACCCCATCACGGTGCCCACGTCACTGGCACCAATGCCGCGCGTTCTGAACCGTAGCCAATCCTCCTGCGACATGTCAGTGGTCGGCGTCAGTAATAACTTTGATTTCATGGTAAAAATGCTTTGAGTTGGTGAAGATAAAAAAACACGGCGGCTTTCCCCGCCGTGTATGGGCCCAATTGTACACCGTTGCCAATAGCCCACTGCGTCAGCATGTAATGGCCACCGGCGCTGACGTGATGTACAATGTCTTAAAATAAGTTTGAAAAAATGGGGGTGGTAAGCACTGCACCCCCTGTGGTTGGCTTCTCATGTGTCCTATTTGGCTGCAGCGGCTCCGCCCTTCTTTGCGCCTCCCTTACCCTTGCCTGCACCGCCATTAATAGCGTCCTCTGTGGCCTGGGTAGCGGCTGCGGCTCTGTCCTCGGCGGTTTCCTCGTTGTCTTCGTATGTCACGTCCAGGGTATCAGCATCATTGACGATGGCCTGGTCTACTTTCAGGGCTGTTTGAAGCTCTACGGACAGTATGCCCCACTTTGACAGCAGTAACTTAACCATGGTCTTTTTAGCCATGTCGTCGAAGTTGTTGCGCCACTGTCCGTCCGGGTGTTCATAGGACTTGCTGTACTTTTTGGCGTGGTTGGTCACTTTCTCCTTTGACCAGTACATAGTCTTTTCAAAGCCGTTGATGAGCCGGAAAAAGGAACAGTACCCGACGATCTTGCCGGCACCTTCCACGTTGAAATCCGCGTCCAGTTCCTCGGTTAAGGCATTCCAGCCCTTAAACTGATTTTCGTACACTTCCACCACGTTCAGGCGGCTGTACTGGGCAGTCCTCAAACCCAGTTGAATAAAGCCCTTGTACCCCATCTGGAATTGGGCACGGCCGCTATAGGGCACGATCCAGGCAAACCCCAAATTTTGGTTAATGGGCAGGTCCAGGGTCGCAGCGGTGGCCGCAGCGTTGAATATACTCATCGGGTCGGCCTTCATTAACTTGTCGTTGCCGTTGGCCACCTGCAGGATTGACGATATGAAACCGGCGGCCTTCTTACCCAGTATTTCCTGGAACTTCTGTTTTACCGTGTCGCTGTTCATAAGCGACTTAAGCGTGGGCGGCTGCTTTGCCACCTGACCAGTGACTACGGCCTGCGCCGACTGTTGTTGTTGCTCGTCCATAATGGGCGTATTGTGTTGGTGAATAAACTGGGTTAAGCCTGATCTGCCATTGCATTCATGGTAGCGGCAGCACTCTTTTCTGCAGTCAGCCGGTCCATAAAGAACTTGTTAATCAGGTCCGGCAGTTCTGGAACGGTCACGTAACCGTAGTTAAGAGCCCGGCGAATTGTTGGCCCGCTGTACTCAATCACTTTCCGCATTTCCAGCACGTCCCCGCGCCTCATAAGCCGCTGCCATGTCTGGTGAAGTTCTGCACTGATCGTGCATGGATACTCTGTTTTAGCCATTGTGTAAGATATTTGAAAGCGAAAGTAAAGAAAAGAGAAAAGAAAACAAAATAATAAAGTAACTGGAAGGGAATAAAAAAGCCTGAACCGGTTAAGGTCCAGGCTGCCAGCTATGCCAATGTAAACGCAGATACCTGTACCAAATGTAAGTACTTTTTAACGAAAACCAAGTGTTTCCAGGCCCCCCCGGGTAACATTGTCAAAGCCTGCCAGGGCTACCTGCGCGTTGTCCATTTGCCCCTTAAACCGCTGGTAATCTTCCTGTAGTGCCTCCACTCGGCGCGACCTATCCAGCCGTAGCTCTTTTTGCACCTGGGCAAACACTTCGTTTTGATCACCGACGTGTAACTGGCGAATGGCCGTTAACACTTCGCCGGTAACTTCCTGCGGCGACTTCTGTATCGCGCAGCAGTTCTGCACATACATCTGTGCCTCATTCCTTCCGGCTGCCAGACCCTCCTGGTAGGCTTTTTCCTGGGCCTCTTTGAACATCAGGGCCAACTTGTCGGGGAACAGGCCATTTTCGACCACGTATACCTCGTCTCCAAGATTGTGGATAGTGTAAATTTTACCGGCTGGAATAGTTACCCGCATGGGATCGGCGATGTTTCGCAACCGTGGGTTGCTGGTGCCCTTCTTAGTGGCGGCTTTTTTGTTGTTTGCCATAGTATGAAAAACCGGGATACGCCCGGCACGTTTAAATGCGGTAGGAGACATTAAAAACCTTGTGGTAGGTCCGGTTAATGCTGCAAAATATATCACAGTTATTAGTCCGGCGGTTGTATGGAAGTAATGGCCGTACCCGGTTTTCTACAAACTCGTTCACCTCCTGTTTGAATTTCCAGGCCGGTAAAGACCGCATGTACTCAATCTCAGCGCGCAGCATGTACACCACTTCCTCTCGGTCTCGCTTGCGCTCCCTGGTGGCCTTATTCTTCATTGTACCGTGTGGGTATGTTGTCGATAAAGGTGTGTACATCGCCCTGGGTGTGCTTACCGCCATACAGTGCCATTTCTGTCACGATCTCATGAATTAGGGCCTTGCTGTCCGGTAGGGGTAGCTTGTTATAAATCTCGTCGAAAGCCTTAGCCTTCACATCAGCAATGTAAAAACGGCGCATGATCACCGGTTCCGGGTCATCATTGGGGAGGTCGACCAGGTGCCGCACCCTTTCCGCCACCACCCCCTGCGCCATATCCACATAGTCGGTATCTGTCATCTGGCGGGCCTCCAAGTGTTTATACAGGTCCAGCCAGCTAAAAATGTTAAAGTAAACCCCTAACTCGAAAAGGGTGGTGTTTGAAGGTATATACATGATATTAGTGCAGGGAAAAGCCCCTGCAGGGCCCTTTTACTGTTCCTCAAATACTGTGTCTTCTATATCATCCCCACCGGCACCAAGCTGAAGGGCCTGCACCTGAGCCAGAAACGCCTCTGTTTCTTCTTTGATGTATGCAGGTAGCCAGGCAGTGCGCAGGTTATCCATATACGGGCTGCTGGCCACACTTCTGTACACGGTATTGTTGATCTCGAACTGGAAAACCCAATAAGGGCCCTTACTGTCTTTAGCGGCTGTATCCTGACCCTCGGCTTTTACCATGTCAAATGTTAAGTAGGGCGTTTTGGCAGTATCGGCCAGTATCCGGTTGGTTCGTATGAAAGATGATATTTTGGCCAAATCAGTGTCCAGCCTTTTACCTGCACGCTCGTTGATGTAATCCTGCAGGCTGTCAATGGTGATGTTCATGGTAGTAATGCCCAGTACCGCCGGGCGCGGTTTATGCGTTATTTAAAACAGACTGAAGCCATTCAACGGCATCATTGATTGGCTTTTTTATATGCTCCGTATTTGCATCGGAAAGGGTAGCTAAAATTACATTGCAATCATCTGTAGGCAGATTGCTGGTCACTGTGCAAATTTTAGCATAAACTTTATGTGGCTCAACTGATTGCAGTTTGGCAAGGCAATACAATAATGCCTTTTTTTCCAATGGGCTCATTATGTTCTATTTAACATTGAAAAATACGCAAGTGGTGAAGTCTTTGGGAACCACGATGGTTATCTGTCTGGTGGCATACGGGTTGGTGGCGTCGATCACGTCCACGGTATAAGTACCCGGCACGATCTGCACACTACCGAACCCGCTGGCCCCGCACGCGGGCGCGCCCGCGCTATATGCAATACGGCCGTATTCTACGCCGTTGACCTTCGCGGTGATGACTTTGGTGGCAACTACCGCGTTCGTGGAAAATAAACGAACTGTGGCCTTACTGGCGGGCTCCGGGGCCCGGTTCTCAATTGTTGATTTACTGCAGGACGCCAGCAGCGCCAGGGCCAGTACAAGGTGCAGCCCTTTCTTTTTAGCTGGCAGGAAAACGTGGGTAATAATGAACAACGCCAGCATGATGCCGGCAGCGGTGAGGTTCAAAAGCAATGATTTCATGATGGTATATTTTACCCAAATGTAATAAAAAAGAAACAAAAAGAGAAAATAAAAGGAAATAAAAAGGAAATATTTAGGACATATTTTTAAGAAACTTGTCTACCAGGTCAATACGTTTCCCTATCCACTCCATTACCGGAACGGCCATACTGTTTCCAATTAACTGATAACGAGAGGTATCACTGCATCCGGGAATATTGGTATAGCCATCAGGAAACCCTTGCAGGCGTTCGCATTCCAATGGCGTTAACCTGCGCACTGCAGGCACCAGAAAAATAGTGGATGTTTTTGTCAAAGACGGGGAAGGGTCGCCGGGTTGCGGATTTGATCGGTTGTGAAAGCTGGTTATCTGGTTATATGGGTACGCAATAACATGTGAGTTCTTTGAGGCGTCTGCCCGCAAAGTGTTCTTTACATCTTGTTTTTTCCAATTTTCATTTAGAAGGCTGGCCGGTTCGTATAGTACTGCCTGCCCGTCGTTTCCGTTAGTGTCAAGTGTGTAAGCAATACCAGCCTCATTAATTCCTGACCCACCTGCCCCATTGTTGGCCGTTCTTATTGCCATAGGAACTACATGCCCACTCATAGCACCGTCAGACCCAGGGAAACCGCCCCCCTTTGTCCTTGCGTCCAGTGTACCCACAATTACGTGTCCTGCTGCTGCGTCGTCTGCTCCTGGACTACGGCCTTTAGAGCGCGTGTTAAGTGCTCCGGCAATTTCTTCCCCCGCTTTTCTGCCCGCTTCAAAATTCCCTGGCATGCTGTTGGGCTCAAACAATACCGCTGCAGGTGGTCGCCAGTCACTTCCAAAATATCCGACAACGAAGATGCGACGGCGTCGCTGTGGAACTCCGAAATATTGAGCGTCCAGCACCCTGTAGGCGCAACAATACCCGCATTCCCGAAACGCTGCAAGGATGGCTGCAAAATCCGACGTTTCTGTAATATCTTCTGCGTATGTATGTCCAACTCCTGCCAGATTTGGACCGTCTGCCGCATTTGAGAAAGAACTAAGGGCACCGGGGACGTTTTCCCAAACAAACCAGCGGGGTCTCTTTGTAACCAGTATTCTACAATATTCAAGGGCAAGGTTGCCACGAATATCGGAAAGCCCCCCCCGTAATCCTGCGACGCTGAAAGATTGGCACGGGGTTCCTCCGACCAAAATGTCAATTGTACATTTTTGGAATTGCTCATTTTCGTGCAGTTTAAGCATATCCCCCAGGTTGGGTACATGCGGATAGTGATACTTTAATAGTTTGCAGGGGAAGGGTTCAATTTCTGAGAAAAAAGCAGGCTTCCATCCCAATGAATGCCAGGCCAGCGTTGCCGCCGATCCACCGGTACAAACGTCTCCATAAATCATACTCATAACTCAGGATGTTCAATGTTGAAACCTAATACCGTGGTAGTCATTTCGTGCGGCGATAATTTGTTCACTTCCCGCAGTTCGGCAATCAGGGTCAGCACACCCTCTACGGTCAGGTTGTTAATGAGGTTCCACTGAATACCAGCAGCCCACAGGTTGCGGCCGGTAACCTTCTGTAGTTTTTCAAATACCAGACGCTCATAATCGGGCAGTTGCTCCGTAATGGCGGCAATTTTCTGTTGTTGTTCGGTTTGCATAGTCTGAAGTTTTTGAGCTTGCCAGGCATTAAAGCGCGCAATGGCACGCATGGCGGTTGTTTTATACATGGGTTGGGTTTAGAGTTTAAAAAGGGCCGGGGCATCACCCCCGGCCAGCCCGCAGTACTTCGCGGGAAACTACGGGCTAAAAGACTTTCGACCCGCCTATTTTGATACCTACCAGTTTAAGCCAGCCCAGTACGTACTCGGCTTCCTCAGCTTGTGTTTTGGCTTTCGGCAAATGGCCGCGCCATATCATATCCATGTAAGGGCCGTAAACATCGACGAAAATTTCAAAGTGTACACCGCCTTTGATGTGTACCATGAAAGTGGGCTCTGTACTGTTCGGGCCGCTGTTGTCGATTATGTGGATAGTTCCACAACGAATGGGGCCGATCTTTTTAAGTAGGTCGTAAAGCTCTCTTTTCTTACTCATTTTGCGAAGTTTTTGTGTGATTTGATACGTCAAATGTACACACTTTTGAAATAAAAAGGAAAAGAAAAGGAAACTATTTTATAAATAAGTGGAAATAAAAAGGGCCGGGAGTATGTCAGCCCCCGACCCGTACCATGAAAAACATCAACAATTAAAGTCAAAGCGTGTGTAATATACGCTATAACAATGATATGGTTTTCAGCCACGCCCGTACATCAAAAGACGGGCATTCTTTGGTCACTCCCGGAAAATCCCGATGCCCCAATATGTCCGCCGTTGGGAATTGTTTGTGATACTTGCGCAGTAGGCCGATCTGAGCCGCCACCTGTTGGGGTGTCCGGTTATCCAGTCCCCGGCCCTTGCCATCCACTCCGCCGATGTAGCTAATATTGATACTATCATGGTTATGGCCGGCCACGCCGTTGCTAACCTGGTCAATAGGTAGCAGGTCCACTACGGTGCCATCGGGCTGTATTATGTGGTGGTAGCCTGGCGATTTCCATTTTAGCACCTCACGCCAATACCTTTGAATACTGGCCACTGTAGCCGTCTGTGGGGTCGCTGTGCAATGCAAAATGATGTGATTGATCGTACGCATAACGGTATGCTTTTTAGTATGAAAAGATGTGGATAACCAGCTTTATAATGCTGGCCCAAAACAGGATAGAAAAAAGGATGATAAGGGCCCAAACGGGTAGTCTTTGGTCACGCATATAACAGTTTTTTTACTTCCGTAATCTGTCATAGGCAACAATCGAAACGACGGCGAACGCGACCGGCTTACCCCATCGGTGCCACCACGTCACGCGGTCCTTAACCACCAGGCTGGTGATGCCGGTAGTAGTGAATGCGGGGTTTTCATTGATGGCCTGTACAGCCGTCTGGCGCTTCCAGTTCAGAAAGCCGGACGATAGGGTCACCGTCCGCAGGTGCAGCTTGTTCGTGATCTTCATACTGTCCACTCGCACGCCCGCGCGTACGACCACGCCCGCGAAGCTCATCGTACTGTCCACGTACTTAAACGGTCGGGGTATCCTGATCAGGTTGGTGTCTGCCGGCTGTGGCGGTATGTCTCCGACATGCGTGTCGGTGACATGCGGCGTATCGGTCCAGGTGGCCAGCTTGTCCTTGTAGGTCACCTGTTGCGCAATACGGGCATATCGTTGCACCTCCTTTACTCGGCGCTGGTCTGCCTTCTTAAGGTCAAAAATCGTGTCTGTGAGGCTTTTTAGCTGCTTACTGTTTTCGACCTGGTGTTCATCGTTCTGTGCGATTAGCTGGCCGTTCTGTCCCTGCAGGGTCACGGTCTGCTTTTCCAGGCTATCGACTACGCCCTGCAGGTTACCCGCAATGGCGTCTTTGTGGCAGCCGTTCCATAGTGAAAAGATTAGCCAGGCGGCTAAAAAAGGTAACGCCCAGCGGGATGCCTGGGCGTACAGTGTTTTTAAATTGAGTGCTTTCATGTTTTGCCATTTTCCCAAATCTACGGGTTTGGTGGGTCTTTCGGAAATATCTGGCTTTGGTCCTGATCACTCTTATCCTTGCTGGCGCCGAAGTAATAACCGGCCACCACGCCCAGGATGGCAAGGACGAACCCCTGCGCCTGGCTGACGATTTCCTTATTCTCAGTAGGTATTTTATGAACCGCCACCAGAAACAGGAAACCGAAGCAACCCACCACGATTACATAAGCCAACATGCCCCGCGTGTACTTAAATAGAGTGCTTACTTTCATGCTGTTATGTTTTAAATATGGCCTTTAATACCATCCCTAAAATGCTCATAGCAACGGCTCCGCAACATAGCCAAATAACATTTAAGTGCCACCGGCTTTTGGCTGCATCATCCTTTAGCTGTTGTATTTCGTGCTTTATTTCCTCCCGAAATTCGTGGAAGTCGTCTTCTTTGAAATCCTTAAAACTCGTTTCCATCCGCTCAATGCGACCTACCAGGCCCCCGTCTTTGCCTATATCGCTACCCAATAACGCACGTAAACAGTCAGTCATTTGCCCGCCTATCGTGCCCATTTGCACCTTAATATCCTTAATATCACCCTTCATAGTAGTAAACTCCTGTTTTTCTTCGGGTGTCATAGTTACCTCTTTTGATTGGTTCATAGCTAATTAAAGGCCAGGTTTGTGGGTTCGGTAATGGTTTTTTTGATCAGGGATAAGATTTAATAGTTAATGGTTAGAAGGTCAGGCCGGTGATCACGGGTGCCACCAGGTCCGCTACTTTCTGGTAGCCGGCATCTTTCAAATGAACATGATCGGCATTAAAGTACGTCGTGTTGTAGGTGGTGAATGCCGCGTCTGCAGCCAGATCGACAAAGCCATCGGCAAAGGTCGCCCAGTTTGCAGCCAGCCAGGAATTGAGGGCCAGCCGCTTCGTGTTGTAAGCTGCATCACTATCCCCTGCAGGGCTTACTCCGCCGTTCGTGACGCTGTGATCACGCGCCGGCAGGTTACACACCACCACTTTCCAGCCTACCGCCTGCCTGGCTGCGCAATAGGATTGGAAACGGGTTTCGGCGCCGCTCACGTTGCCGTTAAAATACAGGTCGTTGCCCATTTCCCACGCTACCAGCACAGAATGCACTGTAGCATTATAAAGCGGGTCAATGTCGGTAGTGGCGTCGTCAATCATCTGCTGCGTTGTCTGGCCGCCTACCCCCTTATTTGTCACTGTGGTACCCTGGCTGGCAAACGGTTCTTTAACTGCCAGCCGACTGGGGTATGATGCCGCTGGTGAGCTTGCCAGGTATCCCTCAGTCAGGCTATTGCCATCGGCTACAATCACCGCGTCCGTAAAGTCTGGAACATCGATAATTGTAATGGGCGGAACTAAGTAATCGGTCAGGTCCATATCCTGTTTAGCAACGATGTAGTAACCTTTATCAACCGTGAACCCGGTCACGCCATTTATGGCCCTGCCTGGTACGTAGCTTTTCAGTTCCGCGCCATCGACTTGAAAAATTATTGATGTGTTGATTGCCGTAATTCCGGCGGCGATGAATGTAGCAGCAACACTACATACCACCACCGTCGGACTGGCAGCAAAAACATTATTCGCCATGTTATGCAGTTACAAGGTTATAGCCTTTGGGTTCGTACAGCTTATTGGCCCCTGAATTTCCGTCTATGTTGATATTTATAAACAGGTCTGCAGTGCTGCTAAAGGTGAACGTCAGCACATCGGTCCAGGTTGGTAAACTGGAAGATTTTTGAAGTTTTAGAACGCTTCCTGTGCGTATAATCCGCCAATAATCACCGGTAGCCAACACTGTGCCACTGTTGGTTGCATTTCCATTGTTGTCAATGTAATACAATGCGCCAGAATTGAGAAACGCGGCCGCTTCGTAATTAATAGGTCCTGAACCGGGTGTATCTTGATACTTCTGGTTGACCTGCGACGTGTTGAAAGCGATAACTGCGGCTGTACAATCGGTAGCGGTGTTCCTTGTTTGGATATATCCATCAGTCCCCGCAGCCAGCTTTTTGCCACAAAGTCCATAGCCATCATAAAAACCTGCTCCACTCGTTGCATTCCATGTAGTACCTGTATTTGCAAGATTTACCTGCGTTGGAAACGTCAGGTCTTCCAGTATCGCGCCTACGGCCGAAGTGGTTGCATTGGCTGTGCTGTATGTGCTATCTACATAACCTGCAGCAGTAGCACGAAGGCGGTAAAAATACTGAGTAGATGCTGTCAGACCGGTATTGTTGTAAGACGTACCGGACCCGCTATATATACCCAGGGTCACACCTGTGGTAAAGCCTACGTTTGTTGCCCTGTCCACCACGTAGTTGGTCGAATTGGGTGAGGCATTCCATGACAGGTTGATTTGTGTCGAACTGGCCGGCGTTGCGGTGAAGCTGCCCGGTGCTGCCAGTTGGGATACACCAGTCACCGGTGGCACTACCATGCTTTCCAGGTCCATATCCTGTTTAGCCACCATGTAATAGCCCTTATTGGCTACAAAGCCGGAAATACCATTGATTGCGCGACCCGGTACAAATGATTTGAGGTCTACCCCATCCACCAGGAATACTATTTCCGTGTTGGTGCCATTGATACCAGCGTCGACGAATGAAATAGTTGTTTTGGCTACAATCGCATTGAAGCCATTTTTTATATTGTTTGCCATTGACGTGCTGATTTAAGAAAGGGGGCCGCAAAGCCCCCTGTTTTTGTAGTAATGTTGCGCTTAGAAAGACAGCGTACCAGTCTGGAAGACCGCCGGCCCGTGTTCCACTCCTGCCTTGTCCGTGTACAGGAAGTAGGTGCCCAGGTAATCGGTCGTAAAGTCGATGGTGGTTTCCTCTACGCCGCCCACTTCAATGGACATACTCGCGGGCGTACCCACGCGCGGGGAGATCGCGTTGAACTCAAATTTTTGGTCGGCATCCGTTGCCAGCACAGTCATGGTAATGCCCTGGTCTGTGTCAGTTGTAGAAGCTCCGACGGTCAATTCTGTGTCAAAAGTCGTAGGGGTTACACCGCTGCTGCCATCGTAAATCGGTGAAATAGCACGCTCAGGGTGGAACTTTGAACGCCAGGACAATACGCCGTTGATCGTCTCAATCTCATCCCGGCCCCGGTTCAACACATCGTTGGCATCTACCCGGCTGGTAAAGCCTTCGTTACCCCCGAACATGTAACCGCCTTCGGTCTCATACCAGAAACGGTATTCGCCACCGCATTCCAGTGCCCTCATAAATTCGTAGTTCTCATCCGTCACATCGTCAATGGTCCAGTTAAGTGTGTGGTCCTTGCCGATGGTGACCCGGCGGCCGTTGCTCACTTCCTTTACCACCGATGTGGCTGCCGGCTTGTCTCCGATCACCGTAAGGGCGCGAATGTAATCATTGCCGACAACGTTCGTTTCGCTCATACGGGCAATCCATTCGCCTGCAGCCTTCCAGTTGGCGAACGGGGCGGCGTTCAGCTTTGCGATGAATATGCGCCGTATTTCACTGAAAACTACGTTGGGTGCGCAGCGGTTGAACTTAACCACCGGCAGCGTAGCATTGCAGTCTAAAGTACATGTAGGTACTGGCATAGCTTGAAATTTTTAATGGGTTAGTAAATCTGTACCAAATATATAATTTTTGGCCTCGTCAGTCAAAAATCATGTTGTCCGCGCAGCCCTTCTTTACCATTGCCATGTCTTCCTGAAATAGCATATCGACCACAGAAAGGGCCCCGTTTGCTTCCAGGGTGCTGGCTACTTCAATCCTTTCAATCTCCCCGGACCGGACCCCCCACTTAGTCGTCAGCAGCACATGATCGTGCATTTCCAGCAGCATCAGGGCGCGCTTAAGGAAGTCAGGAACAACGACGGTAATACGGTATGCAATGAGTGCCTTTTGAAACGTTTCAATTACTGTGTCTTCCCCGTCCCGGGTCCCGTCCTCGGTGATCTGCGGTTCGCTGTTGGTCACGAAACTGTCAAGGTATATCACGTTGCGAAAATCCGGCACGGTTGCACCTGCAGGGACATTATTATAAAAAATGGGGCGTAAATCGCCATCGTTCCACCATTCCAGCCGCAGGAAATTGATATTGTCGTCGTCGGCCACATTAAAGCCATAATTGTGAAGATCGGGCACGAAAAACATTTCCGAAAAGTACATCTCCCCGTTAGGGAATACCAGGCGGGAATAGTAAAACCCCTGTGGCAGGTTCAATAGGCCAGTGGTCGCGTTCAGCCTGTCGCCCTTGTAGTAATAATACTCCTTACCCTCTATTTTCTTACGCGTGATCATTGGAATACTGGGCGATATATTGGCCACCTGCTGGTCACTGTCGGCGTTGAATATCTCCCATAGGTTCGGGAGGAAGTCGGCCGCCGGCTTCCAGAACTCAAACCGCAGCAGGGCATCCACCGGGGTTATCAGTTTATAGCTGCATATCGCCTCTGCGTTCTCATTGTACCGGCTTTGCTGGCGCTTGTCAGGATACCAGGGGAAGGCGACGGGAAGTTCGGTAAATAGCATCTTTGTCGTTTTAAATTATGGTATAATCACCTGGGCGTAAACTAATTGATTCATTGGTATACAGCACAGCGTCGAAAGCACAATTGTACTCTAAATAGTAGTAATTGTAATCGCTGTCCCCAAACAGAGGGTATTCTGTGCCGCTCACGTCCTCGAAAAAGTCGTTTGTATAACTGCCTGGTGTGCTATAGTAGGTGCCCACAATACGCAGGTTAACCCGCAGACCCAGGCCGTTGACATTCATCGGGATGGTTCCGGCTGAATTGCTGTAAAAGAACAGTTTGAACTTACCGCGCTGATAATCGCCGCCGTCCATTGTCACCGGTGGCTCACCGCACATTTGCGTCAGTCCGCCCGATTCGCTGGTCACCTGCTGCAGGCGCACGAATATCTCGGGGAGTACCTGAATATGGGCCGTAGCCTGGTCAAAGCCGCTACCGTTCACAGCGGTATAAATGAACGTATCGGGGCCGGTGTATCCAGTTGGGGGCGTGTATGTAAAGCCTCCGGTTGATCCAATTGTCACGCTTCCACCTGCAGCAGTGGGCACCGTCTGCGGCAATGTACCCAATACGCCCACGCCTGTGGTATCGTTTGATAACAAGCCTGGTGCCGCAATTATTAGGTTCGTATTGCGCCTGGTGCTGTAAAAGTCATCATTTGCCACGGGGTTGTTGGGGTCCCGTACATCGATGGTCACAGTAGCCGTATCGGTCAGGCCCATGCCGTCAATGATCGTATAGGTGAAAGTATCCGTACCTACATATCCCGCCGGCGGCGTATAGCTGAATGAGCCGTCAGGGTTTACAGCAACCACGCCACCCTCTGCACTGGCTGCGTCGAAGCTGTCAAGGCTAAAACTAACATCGTCGTGATCGTTCACAAAAAGGCCGGATACTGTTGGTACATTCATCACGGTGTCCTTTTGTGCGATGTAGCTATCGTCTACTGCCACCGGGCCCACGTTCGGCGGTCTCACCTCTATTGCCACCAGGGCGTTGTTGCTCGGCTCGTTCCAGTCGTCGTATATCCGGTACACGAAATAGTCGTCGCCCACATAGCCAGGTAGCGGGGTATATTTCACGGTCTTGTCCGGCTGAATGACTGCAGTCCCGTGGCCCGGGTTCAGCAGTATTTGTACCGAAGTAATCACCGCACCAGGGTCCGGGTCGCTGTCATTGGCCAGTATGTTGATGGTCACCGGTAAGTCCTGGTAAGTGCTGGCCGTATCGTTCACAGCCACGGGTGCCGTGTTGTTGGTTAGGTTCTGGTCTGAAGGGTAAAGCAGTTCAAGTTCCAGCGTCTCGTTTTTAAAGGAAAAAGTGGCCTTATCCACGATGCCAGTACCCAGTACCGTTTTGATCGTATTGTCAGGGTTGAATACATCGCCGCAGCATAGGGGTATGGTAACTTTTTTACCTTTTTTGGTCGGCTTCGTGCTGTAAAAGTCTGTATTGACCCCGTTCATATTACCCTTTGACAACGACCTGTCCCACTTATGGTAGTCACGGTGCAGTTGCGCCCAGGCAAGGCTATTATTCAACGTGCTGCCTCCCAAAATTGAAGCCTCCGAAATTATGTAGTAGTTGCTGCCATCGTAGTCCGCAGCAATCAGCACAAACCCGTCGTCGGTTACCACGTTGCTATCCGGGTCCGGGTTGGATAGTACCAGTTCCACATCGGTCGTCACTTTATCGACCGCATGATTTTTTACATTGTTCCGGCTGGCGCCTGAAACACACCCGCCTGAATAGATGATCGGCACACCCTGAAAATCACCGTACCCCGCTTCCATAAACTTATATTCCTCGCGCGCGGGTATGTCGTCAGTGTCGTAGGTGTATTGCCGCATAGCTTTTGTAAACTTATTCCAACGCGGTTGCGTGAGGTCAAAGCCGGCATTTCGGGTGAAAAAGCTCACATGCTCCATACGGATCGTCACCCCTTCCACGCGCCACCGTACATTGAAGGTTTCGACCAGCATTTCCATTAACTTCTCAAAGGACAGGTTTGCCTTGCTGGCATTGCCGGTAGCAGTGGGGCGCTTTACATCTGACTTTTGGTAAAGGGTCAGAAACCGGGTCTTAGATCGCTGGCCAGTCACGTAGTTTACGGCACTCGGCACGTCGGGGTTGATCTGAAAAAAATCACTCACGAATATAAACCCCGGGCAGAAATTGCTTACAAACAGGGAAATAACGCTTTCAAGGCTTAGGCCGTTGTCAATCAATATATTACTGGCAGCATCGCCTACAATGAAGCATGTGTATTCTGTGGTCTGTATAGTTTCGTTATAATCAGGATATGAGTACCTGCACCCGTACGTACGCGCGGGTCTTGCATACTTTTGCTGCCCTCCTGGGCATCCGTCGTCCACCAGTATCCACTCCGGTCCAGGTACAGGATCGCCACAGTTTATTAGTATCGTCTCCCTGGCCCAACTTGTAGACATGAAACAACTATCGAATGCGCTGTCTTGTGAATAAACATAGGCGAAATATACCCATCCACCGTCTGTTGGTTCGCCAGCTCCACCCCAATAGATAGTACCGCAGTCGCCAGTGCTTAGTACGTCTGTATTCTCATACGTTACTTTCTCAATGGTAATATTTGTTGGGTTCAGATAGATGGTTCGGCGTGCGAAAATGTTTTGCAGCAGGTTCAGTTCCTTGCTTTTATTGTCCTCGTAACACTGTTCCTCTTTTACATCGTCCAGCTTAATAACCACCAGGCACCTGTCCAGGTCCCAATCCCCGTCATTTAGCGACATGCGGCCGGTAAACCACGGCACCCATGAACTCACCCCGCCGGTTGTACACTCCCTTTCCACGGTGATGCTAACGAAGTCGCACCGGTAGATAGATCGTTCCAGTTTCAGCAGGTTACTGTATGCCTGGCCGGTAAACACTATTTTACTGGGCAGTTCGTTTTTATAGTCCAGCTTGCCCTCGTCCTCGCGGGTCCATTCAATTGTGAAATCAGATTCGCCCAGGGGCGCAACTTGTAGCACCCCCAGGCGGTTTATTATCTTGTATCTGTAGCTATTGTGCGGGGCTTTCATGCTTTACGTATTTTGGTGGTTTTCTGACCTTTACGGATATAGTAGTGTTTATCATCTTCCCACCGTTCCGTCTTATCCCGTTCCTTGTCTGCCAGATACTTTACGTTCTGGTTGATGGCCGTTACATCGTTGCTAATATCAGGGCCGCCGCTTACCAGCATTACCTGTGCTTTCAAGCTGTCCCGTTCCCGGGCTACCGTTAGCACTTCCTTCGGGCTGTCACTCTGCAGGTGGATGCCCATGCCTGCCAGCATATCGCGCAGTGCCTCATCATTCATGCCGGCAATGTTGTTATTGTTGATGGCTTCCAGCAAGGTGCCATACTTCGCTGCCTGGGCTTTTTTGGTCACATGTTCGCCGGCTTCCAGTTCTACCACGTCACCGCTGCCGTCCGCTGCCACGTACTTCTTACCGCCTTCGCTGTGTGGTTTGCCGTCAATCCAGCCACCACCCCCGAACTGCTGTTTTTGATCGTTCACCAGTTGGAACGCTTTAACCTTTGCAGCCACAAAGGCGCCGGTCATCAGGCCAATGGTCGCAATGGCCAATGGCACCCCAATGAATGGAATGCCAGAAAGTGCTTTAAAGATTTGCGTAGCCGATGTGATCAGGTTCGACGCCTGGGTCACTGTGTCCAGAATAAGCTGCGCCCTTTGGATGGCTGCCTGACGCTTCTGCAGTTCCTCGGCCTGTTTGATTTCCTCGTCTTTGGCCTTCTTTTTCTCGGCCAGTTCGGCCTCCAAAAGTTCCACGTTATTGGCGAACCCGTCGTCACGCAGTTGCTTTTCCTTGTCCAGCTTGTCCTCCAAATCGTCTATGTCGTTGTCGATCTGGTCTATTACTTCCTGCTTTTTATCAATCTGGCGTTGGTATTGATCGACAATAAAGCCGGTGATTTCGCTTATACTACTGAGGGCCTGCTGTGCGGCACCGATCACCGCGTCCCGCTGTTCCTGTGAAAGCTCACCCAGGCCCAACATTTTAAACCAGTTGATGCCGTCCGGCTTCGCCTCATTAACCGCCGTCTTTAATGCCTTTTCCAATTCCTGCACGGTCTTTTTGGCCTGCAGTACTACGGTGCTGTTCTCGGCATTACCCTGGTCAAGTAGTGCCTGCAGGGCCAGCTTTGCGTACTTTATTTTCACTTCCAGGACAGCCACCTGCTTTTGTTCCTCAATGCCGGGCAGGTCCTTTACATACTTCGCAGCGGTCTCTACTTCCAGGACGGCCCTTTCTTCCTGCAGGGCAATGCTTTTGTTCGTAAACTCAGATTGAGCCTTTTTTGTGTCACGTATTTGGGCGTCGTTCAGTTGGTCCAGTAGTTGCTGGCGCAGATCGGTTTCGTTCTTAAATTCTTCCTTTATCTGCTGCTTTTTTTCTTCATAGCCCAGGCGTATGGTTTCCACTTCCTTTACTATTCCTTCCTCCCGGTTGTCGATGATGGTCTGCGCGGCCTTAAACTGCAAAGCTGCCTGATCAGCAGCCTGTTTGTCGTCAATCGTTTTTATCTCTTTACCCAGGTTGGCCCGCAGTTGCTTAATCAGGGCATTGCGGTCCTTTTCAGCTTTCCCGCTTAGGGCCTTCTCAGCTTCCAGATCGGCTATTTTCGCGGCCGTGTTAGCGCGCGCCTGTGCGCGTTCGCGCTCGTACTGATCGGCAATGGCGTCCACCCTGGCGGCTTCCAGTTCGCGGGTAAATTTGATTTGCTGTTCCAGTATTTTTTTGCGTTCCTCTGCTGCTTTCTTCGCGTCTTCCAGCCTCTTTTTTTCCGCCTCATCGGCCTTCTTTTTGGCTGCCTCATCCTCTTTACGCAGGTCGCCCTGCTTTTCAATGCGCTTTATTTCCAATTCGTTAAGGTCATCAGCATTCTGTGCCTGGCGTTTAAGCAACTCGTCTTCCAACTTTTTATTATCCTCTGCAGATAGCAGGGCACGCTTGTCGCTGTCATTGTACAGTTTCACAAATTCGGCATAGGCTTCCTGCCGACGATTTATTCGCCTGGCAATGGCCTCGCCTTCAATCTGCGTGATTTCACTCTCCGACTTACCTGCGGCTTTAGCCTGGGCGACCATCAAATCAGTGCGCCGCTTCATACTGGCCTCGTCCAAATCCAGCAGCAGTTTTTGAGCTTCCAGGGCTTCGTTAAGGGCTTTTGTCGCTTTTTCCGCCTCGGCACTATTGTCAGAAAACGCTATTAGAGCCGTTATAATGGCCGTCAACCCTACCAGGATGGCAGTAATCGGGTTTGCCAGTAAAGCAGCCGTAAAGGCACGCATGGCGGTCGCTGCGCCGACTGTGGCAGCAGTTTGTACTACTTCGGCACCGGCCAACGCCTCAGTGCTTACGGCTGCGGTTGCCTGCGCGCGGGAAAATAGCAGCACAGAAAGGGCACTGTCTTTATTCAGGGCGTTGGCTATTGCCTGAATACCCTGCAGCACAGCCATTGCTCCGGTGACCTTCTGAATAACCCTATTTGCTTCCTCGCTTTCCGACCCAAACAGTGCAAGGGCACCCTGTCCTGCAGTAAACGCGCCAGCCAGTCCTTGCACTGCCTGTATGCCAGCGTCCAGGTACTTCGTATCACTGGCCAGTACCCGTATGCGGTTGGATATATCGCCTATTTGATCCTCCAACTGGCCCCCGCGTATGGCCATAGCCTCAAACTCTGCTGTTCCCTCCTTTCCTGCCAGTTCCATCTCAGCCAGTGCGGCCTTGATCTGTTTCAGTTCACCCTTAAGGCTCAGGTTCTTTTTTGTCACGTTGTCGGTGGCGGCACCCAGTTCGGCCAGGAAGGTAGCAGCGATCTCTATCTGCGTGTTGAGCTCAGCAAATTCTTGGCTATTTGGGTCAAGCTGGCCCAGGGCATCCTTAGCCAACCCAACCGCCTGGGTAAGTATTTCTATATCACCGGCACCGTCCTGCAGGGCCTTGTCGAAGGCAGCCAGTTTTGCATCGTCAAAGTTGAATTTGATCGGCTTCGCGGCATTGCTGGCGAACTTGACCAGCAGATCGTTGAATTTTGTCAACTTCTTTTCCATTTCACTGCTGACCCCCTTGCCACTCAATGCGTCGCCCAGTTCCTTACCCAGTGTCTTCGCCTCATCCCGCAACTTCGCGGCCTTTTCGGCATCCACTGTTATGGTTTTCCCCAGGTTATCCCCGGCTGCAGCGGCATCATTAAAACCCTTCTGCATTTCCTTCGTGGCATTTTGCACGTTTGCATCCATAGCGTCGATGCCCTTGTCGATGGCCTGCACACCCTCGAAAAAAGTGGCTGTGTCCAAACCAAACGGGATTAAATACTCATCTGCCATTGTCGCGGTTTTTGTTTTTGTAATAATCGCGTTCCTTGCTGACCTGTTCCTGCCATAGATCAAACAGTTTCCAGTATTCCAGCACGTCGGTGCCCTTTATCTTTTCGTATTCGCTTTTGATGCCGTCGGCCATCTTCCACCATACCTCCCGCCACATGTCCCGCAGATTGTTTACCTGATCATTGATGGATAGGGGGCCAGCATCTACTGACTGGCCTTTTCTTGTGGTTGGTTTGCCTCCGCTGTGGTGTTTTGCTGGCCCGAAGTGATGCGGGTAACTGTCCTGTAAACGTCCAGAAAGCCAGCGACCATATTGGAGGCAGCCTGAAAAAAATCGCGCATGTCTATGCCTTCCTGCTTCCAGTCGGCTATCTTCTTAACGTATAAGTCCTGGGTGAAAACCGTGCGGTCCTCGTCCTCGGTATTCATGAACAGGGCGCACATTTTCAATACCGTGGGCTCCCGTTCCTCGATCTTCGACACTCCCCGCAGCAAATCGGATAGTTCCACTGCGGCGTCGACAAATCGCAGCTTATTCATAAGGTCCTTTAGCCTGACCAGCTTATCATACATGCCTTTGAAGGTGG